TTTTACTTGAACAGTTCTCTACATAATAACCCTTATAATGCATACAAGTAACACCTTCATAATTAACAAATACTTTGTCATGCTGTGCTTCATACTGTACAGGATGAAGTTTTACAACTCTACTTGTTTTCATAATGGTTATATTTTGTACTTATCTTTTTTAGTTTTGGTTAGAAACCTTACAGTTAAAGCTGCGGTTGCTATTGCTGTCCAATAGACAAGCAATACAATCAGAAACTCAGTCATTGGATATTAAGTTTTGAAGGTTAATGTGAAAGTTATAGGCTTTACTATCATCATATACAAAGTTCATTATTAAGTTAGGTAATAACAAAATAGGTAGAGAGTGAATGCAAAACATTACTGTGTGTACAATACCGTAATAGAGAAAAATTAAAATGTATTTCATAGTTGTAGCTATATATATTTTATTGGTTTGTGATGAAAAGAAGAAGGGTTTTATTAGAGATTACTTGGGGTTGGTTATACCCCTTGTTAATCAAGCACTTACGTTAAATTAATAGTATAAAGAAAAAAAGTAAGAGTTTATGATATTTCTACCAACCGCCACTCTAAAGGACTGATTCTAATGTTTTAAGTCTAATAATCAGTTAAATTTGGACTATCCCTCTGCACTCAGTTGTAATAGGTTTAAACTAGTAATTACTAACACATAGGAATGCCCGCTAGGACATTAAGAAGATTTATTTGCTAACTTCTCAACTCTATATGTTTCATTACTCTATTACAACTGCTCACCCTTGGGAAGTGAGAATGGTGCATTAAATAAGTGTATTGTTTTTTAACAAAGACCAGGTGTGTCCACATATCATCACTAATATGCTTCATCCACTTTTTAAGATTTGATTATCAAATCATTCCTGAATGTTTTAATCTTCTAAACTTTAACACTTATATTAGACTAGTATTTCCCTCTGCACTCAGTTGTAATAGATAGTTAGACCTCATTTTGAACTATCAATTGGAATCCTGCAGTCTCCACATGCCTGTGGTGCTTTATTACAACTGCTCACCCTTGGGAGACTGATTTACCTTCACCATTCTTGTTGCGTTTAAAACATATATATTGTGAAGAAGTTATCTAGATAACCTGTAATTAATCAGTGTGGTTTTACATCTTAGTATCTCTTGAGCATAAACAATATTGCATAGGAGAATTTCATCCAGTATTGTTACTGTAAACCTATGGTTACTACTAAGAAGTCTTTATATCCACGTGAGAATGGTGCATTAACAGTGTGATTATCTACATTGCTAAAAGAAAGCCACTGCGCTAGCGTAACTATGCGCAGTGGCTTTTGAAGTTTCCCTGTTTTACAGGGCCTGCTTACGCAGGAGTGGGTTCCACCCAAAACAAGCCTTTCAAAGGCTCGCCGGTTTCCTGATCAGTAATAGCCTTATTACTGAGGCGGAAGCCGGGAATGGGCATTCCAACTTTAAGCTTGCTTTGCAATTGCTTAATAGTTGGATGACTGGCTTTCATAGTTTCGCCGGTCTGTGGATCGGTCAAACTAAGAATGCCAAATCGCAGGTTATCAGTTTGGGCTCTTGCCCCAACTTGGAATCCTGCAATTTCAGCCTTGACGCTTGACAAAGGCTGATCAGAAACAACGATGACAGCACTTTGTGTGTCAGCATTGATTCTGAATTTACGGAAAAAAACTGTCTCTGACATGGTTTTTTTTTTAAATGGTTTTACATATCCGGGGACACCCCCGGTCAAAATATAGCCGGGGAGCGGTTCAATGGGACCCCCACACAATGCGGTAAATAGGTGGGGGTGATTTACGGGGGGTATATATTTTCCCTATATGGATGGGGGGTAGTTAAATTTGGGACTGAAAAAAAAAATTGGTATATTGTAGTATGGATAAAGTTATTGAATTTGAAACAAAACTCAAGCAAGCTTATTATAGCACTTATAGGATCATTACTAATAAGGTTAGCTTCACGGATCTATTAGATGAGGATGTCAGTAAGGGAGCTGTGACACTTTTGGTTCATGACCCGGATAAGGAAATAAGTGAGAGTACTATAAAGGATGTGATTAAATACTATGAGGAATCCGAAGAATATGAGAGATGTGCTGAGTTATTGGATGTATTAAATAAAAAAATAAATATATAAACCTTTTTTATTTAACTTTATTTGGTATATTTGCAATAGTTAAACCAAATAAAAAATGCAAAACAATTCAGAACAAGAAGCTGGACCACAGCTTTCAAAGGAGGAAATTGCCCAAAAGAGGGAAGAGATTACAGAATTTTACAGGTCCAATATTGGGCATTTGGAGGTTCAGGTAAAATACGAAAATTTGCTTGCTGAAATTGAGGAGGCTAGAGCAAGGAGGACCAGAGCTCAAATGTTTATGGCTCAGCTTTTTGCTGATTCTAATCCGGAGACTGACTCCGCAACTGAATCAGATGAAGAAATGCTTGAAGAAGCACCTCGTAGATCTTTAAAGAGAAACTAGTATGAGGATGCTAAAAAAGGGGGATACTGGCCAAGATGTAGTAAAGCTGCAGCAACTTTTGAATTTGAAGGCTGATGGGATTTTTGGTGAAAAGACTAGAGCTGCTGTAGTAAACTATCAGTTGTACCACGAGCTTTTTCCGGATGGTGTTGTTGGAAATGCCACCTGGACGCTTCTTTTGTCAAAGACTGGTTTTGCTGAGGCTATTGATAAGGACACAGATTTATCTGTTAATTATAAGTCAAACAACTATGATCAGCTGATACATCAGTATTATATGCCTAAGAATGAGTATGTTAGTGAAAATGTACCTAAGGAGTATGTTGTTCTTCACCATACAGCCGGTGATGATAATCCTTATAGTACAATTGATATGTGGGCTAAAGACACCCGTGGGCGTATAGGTACTGAGTTTGTGTTGGGTGGTCAAGATCATACTACAAGTGCAAGCAAATATGATGGTGAAATGGTTCAAGCTTTTCCGACTGGTAATAATGCTTGGCACATAGGTAACTCAGGATCAGGCTATATGAATCGGAGGGCTGTAGGTCTGGAAATTTGCTCAATGGGGTATCTTGACGCTAAATTTAAAACCTACAAGAAGAGTACCGCTGCTCCTGAGCAGGTTATTACGTTAGACTCACCATTTAGGGGATTTGTAAATTGGCACCGGTATTCAGATAACCAAATTGATGCTATATCTAAATGGTTAAGGTTTATTGGTGAAAGAGACGGTGTTGATTTAAAAGTTGGTTTGTACGAGTGGATTAAGAAAGACGGTCCCAAGAAAGCTTTTGAATTTCAGGAGGATGCTTATTATGGGAAAGTAAAAGGTTTATTATCTCACACTAATATCAGGCGTGATAAGATGGATGTTTATCCGGATCCAAGGCTGATAGATGTTATTATGAGTTTATAGTAAACCATTAAGTGTAAACTAATATAAAATGCCATTAGTAAATAAAGTAGATAAGAGAATTAGAACAACGAGTGAAAATGCTGTGAAATATCAGATTTTCACTCATTGCTTCTTTAATTCAATTCATATTACAGATTCTGAGTTAGATTGTTTAACGCAACTTGCTTTAAATAAAGACATTGAGCTTACTAAGTTCTGCAGTATTGTGTTCAATATGAAAATTTTTAAGAGTGAACAATCTGTGCGTAATGCTTTGGCTAAAGCGTACTCTAGGAATCTTATAGTTAAATCCGGTAAAAACAAAAAAATTATCAGACTTAATGATGATATACAAGTTCCTGAACCAGGAAACATACTTTTAGATTTTAAAATATTTGGTAGTGAATCCTAAAAAGTACAAAGATTTTGAAGATGGTATTGCCGAAGAAGTTGGTGTACATCCTAAGGTTGTCTCTGATTTTATAGATTTTTTCTACACTGAAGTTAGAAAAAATTTAAGTAATTTAAATAGTACCAGGGTTTACATTGAGAGTCTTGGTACGTTTGTAATTAGGAAAAAGAAATTGGAAAAGACTATTAAGAGAAATAAAGATATTTTAGGGAATCTTGCTAAGAACACGTACAATGGTTATGAAAAAAGCGTTGCTGTAAAAGAAAAGCTTGAAATGCTTGAAAAGATAAATGCTGAGTATGATGAGATTTTAAAAGACAAACAAAAGTTTAAGATTGATAAGTATTCAAAAACAAAAAGTTAAAAATGGATTTAAAGAAATTTTTAGGCGCTTTTGGAAATAGTTCTCAGATATTTGAGGGTATTAAGAACAATATCTTTAAAAAGGAACATATAGAAGCAGAGGCTGCATTACGGTGGTCTATATGTAAAAAATGCGACAGCCTGGATACAATTGGTAAAAATTGTATTGCTTATGGTACACAACCATGTTGTAAAGAGTGCGGTTGCAGTTTACAATTTAAAACTCGCGCTTTGTCATCTAGTTGCCCAAAGAACAAGTGGAAAGCCATTATGGATGAAGAAACAGAACAAAAACTTAAAACAAATATTAATTATGAAGATTGAACTTTTTGAATCTGAGATTAACGCTATTGATAGTAATGAAGAATTGGGAGAGTATGTTAGATCTAAAATGCTATTTGTTAAGTCTATTGATAATGAAGAAGCATTTGAAATATTGCTTAGTGATTTAAATGATGTTGATAATTCTGATGGTAAAGCTGGTTTGAATGATTCCGTTATACCGGAAGATGAATATATCAATATGTTAGAAAATGTTTCTATTTCAGCATATCCACCTAATGAGTGGGTTTCTACTAATACTTCTATTTATAATTTGGATATTAAGTTTTAACTATGGGTGTTTTATTTAATGAGGCCGGGCATGAATACAAAAGTATTAAAGATGACGGTATAGACTGGATTAGTGTAACATCTTTTATTGGTAAGTTTAAGCGTAAGTTTGATCCTAGAGCTACAGCAAAGAAGGTAGTGCAAAATAAAAAATCAAAATGGTATGGGATGAAAGAGTCCGATGTTATTGCCATTTGGGATAATGAAACAGAACGAGCTATTACTTTAGGTAATTGGTATCACCGGCAAAGGGAATCTGATTTTTTTGAATTTGAAACTATAAGCAAAGATGGTGTTGAGCTTCCAATTGTAAAACCAATTATTGAAAATGGAGTTAAGATTTCATCAGATCAAAGATTATGTGAAGGGATTTATCCTGAGCATTTAGTTTATTTGAAGTCTGCCGGAATTTGTGGTCAAGCAGATTTAATTGAGGTTATTGGAAATACGTTTAATATCACAGACTATAAAACAAATAAGGAGATTAAAGAGAAAAGTTTTACAAATTGGGAGGGTGTATCTGAAAAGATGGAAGCACCACTTTCACATTTAGATAACTGCAATCTTAATCATTATAACTTACAATTGAGTATTTATGCGTATATTATAAAGAAGCATAATCCGAGATTAAGTGTTGGCAAACTCACATTACAGCATGTGAAATTTGCTCAAATTGGAAATGACAAAAATGGTTATCCCATAATTGAGTATTCCAACGGGGAACCGGTTATTGAAGATATCGTATTTTATGAGCTTCCATATTTAAAGGATGAAGTTAGTAGTTTAATGCACTGGTTAAAAGATAGAAAATGATAATAAGATTATTTGATGTTCAAAATGGTAAAGCAATTCCAACTGAACATTGCTATATACTGGATTCCTTAAAAGCCGTTATGGAAAGTTATCCGGAAACGTATATGTCTGTTTATCAGTATATATTTTATATGACCTGCCCTAATCCAGATATGAATCCTTTTTTTAATGTACCTGAAAGTGAAAAAGAAGAATTAATCATTGAAGCTGTATTATTGGAAGAATCTCCTGAAGATGAAGTAATTTTAAGGGCTATTGCAACATGTAATAAACTTTATGAAACACCTACATACAGAGCTTATAGAGGTATTAAGTCTATGTTAGATAGATTAGCTAAATATATGGAAACAACAGCTATTGAACATGGTCGAGATGGCAATATTAATTCACTTATAAACGCTGCAGCAAAGTTTGAACAAATTAGAGCATCGTATAAAGGAACTCTAAATGATATGAAACAAGAACAAGAAAGTCATGTTCGTGGTGGCCAAGGTTTAGCTTATGATCAAATTTAATTTATGGCGTATTTAAATCATAATCTTCCATTGACACCTTGCTTTATCCGCAATGAGTTTTTGTTTAACCATGAGCGTGGTTATGGTGAATATACTGTGGCAAACATACATACTGTTGCATCAATAGAAGGAATGGTACCTTTGTTTGAGGCGTTTTTAGAAAATGGAGTTAATTGGACTCGCCGGCCTATTCATGCTTTTTGCTGGAAAAAAGATGCAGAAGTTTTACCGCTCAGTGAACATGTTTACTGGGATAGTTTTAGTCCGTACATTGATGTGCAAGTAAGAGCACGGTTGTATCCATTAAGTGCTGAATTGCGATCTATTAGTGGGGTTAAAAGATTGGGTGTCTATATGTTTACACTCGATTGGTCTCACGAAAACAAAACAATGTTGGACACAAATTTTTCTGAAACATATGAGCATAAATGTGGGCATGTGTTTAAAATGGATAATGGCAACTATTTTATTTATCCCAATAACAGGATTGTTTGGATTGATAAAGCTTACACATTTAACAGAATTAATAATAACCCAGGTTATAAAATTGACACGAATTTGTACACTGTTGATTCTAGTCGGGGTTATTCTACAGATAGCAGTTATATTACAGATTTTAATACAGAAACAAAACTATGATTTTATTTAAAACTTCAATTAGAGAATCAAACGGCAAGGGATTAGGTTTGTTTACTGATGAGTTTATTCCAAAAGACTCATTGGTATATAAAGATAGTACTAGCAAAATTCATAAAAATGATATCCAAAAGCTAAGTGCGTTTTCAACTTTATATATTGAAACTTACACTTGGAATGTAGGTGATTATGTATATTATACTGTAGATGATACTATGTATATTAATCATGCCGACAATCCATCTGTTGACGGTGCCACTGGAAAGGCTCTACGAGATATTAATGTTGGAGAAGAAATTACAGAGCATTATTCTACATTTGATCCTACTTATGATACGTATAAACATTTATTAAAGCCTTAATTATGAGTAAACATCCTAAATTAATTTTTTGTTATTGGGACGATTGCCATTTTATAAATGAAGGAAATAAGAAAAAATATAAAATAGTAAAAGATGAAAAACCAAAAGATAACCCCGATAGGGAAAAAGATCCTGATACTGGAAAAAAAACCTGAGCAATTTTTTCCAGGCACTAAGATTATTATTCCGGATAATGTCCGTGAAAAAACCTATCAAGGCCACGTAGTTGGCATTGGTAAAGAAATTTCTGACATTAATGTTGGAGATTTAGTTCAGTATGTTGATTATGCTAATGCACAGGAAATGTACCATGATGGTGTAAAACATCTACTAATTTCTCACGCTGATATTCTAGCTGTAATTACAGATTTTAGTGATTAGAGTTATACCCACATACGAGAATAACACATGGACCGTCACAAAATTTGATACGGATCAGGAGTTTATTGATTTTATACTTTCTATATTTAAAGTTCCTGGTGAATATGCCTTTGATGAAACATCTTGGGCGTTTAATGAACAATCTAAAAATTTTGAGAGTCAGGGTTTTTACTGTGCTGCTCCATTTAGATCTAAAGATTTTAATTATTACTGGGATGATCAAAAGGAAAAGTGTAGAAAAGGAGTAATTTTCAAAAACAATGGTAATTTTTGGTACCTTACTAGGGATTATTACATGTGGCTTAACTTTCTTCCTATTTATGATAAGGAAGAAAAAAAGTATGGGTTTGCTAAAGTAAGGGACGCTCAATATCATATGGCTTTGTATGAGCTATTAGCGGAACTTAATTACAAGCATGTGGCAATATTAAAAAAGCGTCAGATTGCATCTTCTTACTTTCACATGGGTAAGATTATAAACACATATTGGTTTGAAGAGGGTAGCGTTTGTAAGATTGGTGCAAGTTTGAAAGATTATATAAACGATAAAGGTTCATGGAAATTCTTAGACGAATACAAAGACTTTCTTAATGAACACACTGCTTGGTACAGACCAAGCAATCCCGAAAAGGTTTTATTATGGCAGCAGCAAATTGAAGTAAGGGTTGGTAATAGAAAAACAACAAAGGGTTTAAAATCTAAAATACAAGGCACTTCATTTGAGAAAAGTCCAACCACCGGTGTTGGTGGACCAACGACATATTTCTTTCATGAAGAAGCTGGTATTGCACCAAAGATGATGGAAACCTATGAGTATTTAAGACCGGCAATGTCATCTGGCCAACTTACAACTGGTATGTTTATTGGCGCTGGTTCTGTGGGTGATTTGGAACAATGCAAGCCACTCAAAGACATGATATTAAATCCCACTAATAATGATATATATGCTGTTGAAACAGATTTAATTGATGGGGATAATACTATTGGTTTAGCCGGTTTATTTATACCTGAACAATGGTCAATGCCTCCGTATATTGACGAATATGGTAATTCTTTAGTATCAGAGGCGCTAGAAAGTATTTATAATCAAAGGGCTAAATGGAAGCTAGAATTAAACCCAGAGCAATATCAACTTAGGATATCTCAGTCCCCAACTAATATTGCTGAAGCTTTTGCTTATAGAAAAGAATCTATATTTCCTCAAGGTATTATTACAAAGCATCTTAAGAAGATAGAAGAAAAAAATTATCCTTATGAGTGCATTGAATTGGAAATGACTAGCAGTGGGCTTGAAGCAAAAAGAAGCAACAAGCTTCCTATATCACAGTTTCCTATAGATAAGCAATCTACGGATAAGTCTGGAGTATTGGTTGTTTGGGAAAGACCTGCTAAAAATTCCGGGTTTTTAAATTACTACGCATCTGTTGACCCTGTTTCAGAAGGTAAAACAACCACATCTGATTCTTTGTGTAGCATTTATATTTATAAAACGGCTACAGAAGTTAGGCGTGAAACGCCGGATGGCTATGAATCTTTTATAGAAAAGGATAAAATTGTTGCTGCCTGGTGTGGCCGTTATGATGATATTAATAAAACACACGAGCAATTAGAAAAAATTATTGAATGGTATAATGCTTGGACTGTAGTGGAAAACAACATATCCCTTTTTATTCAGCACATGATATCGAAGAAAAAGCAAAAGTATCTTGTACCAAAGCATCAAATTTTATTCCTAAAAGATTTGGCATCAAATACCACTGTTTATCAAGAGTATGGTTGGAAGAACACAGGTACTTTGTTTAAAAGCCACCTTATTTCTTACGCTATTGAGTTTTTAAGGGAAGAAATTGATAGCGAGCTTGATTCTGAGGGGAACATTATTAGTACTACGTTTGGTATTGAAAGAATTCCGGATCCAATGCTATTAAAGGAGATGCTAGCTTATCAACCAGGTGTAAACGTTGACCGGCTAGTTTCTTTTTCAGCTTTAATTGCTTTTGCTAAAATACAGCAGTCAAATAGGGGATTTACCAAAAGAAATGAAGAAGATAATACAAAGAACTTGGAAAATCAGAAAAATTTGTATAAATTAAAGTATAGTCCGTTTAAAAATTTGGAAAAGAGGGGATCCACAATTTCCAGTAAAGTTTCTAAATCGGCTTTTAAAAATTTTAAATAATGAAATTATATAACGCACTGGATTTAAAAAAAGGGGCTAAGGCAGAAGACTACCAAGCCACATCGAGTCTTACACAACCAGTTCAGTTTTTACCTCAAAATGAAAAAAATGATGATTGGGCTGCTTGGAACATAGACTGGCTTGAAATACAGGGTGTTGAGTTTTTGAGAATGAATTCGAGAAAACTACTTAAAAACTATAAACTTGCTAGAGGAATTATAGATAAAACAGATTACATTGTTTCAGATGATAATGATTACAGTGATGTGCTTGATGTTTTGACAAAAGAAACTGAATCAGCTTTGGAGCTTAAATTTTATCCTATTATTCCAAATGTGATTAATGTATTGTCCGGTGAATTTTCAAAAAGGTATAATGGCATTCAGTTTAGGGCTGTTGATGATACGTCTTATAATGAGATGTTAGAGCAAAAAAGAATGCTTATTGAGCAAAATTTATTGGCTGATGCACAGTCTAAGCTTATTGCTAATATGATTGAAATGGGGATGGATCCTGAGAGCGAAGAGGCTAAACAAGCAATGTCCCCTGAAAATATTAAGTCTTTGCCTGAGATTGAAGATTTTTTTAAGAAGGATTATAGGTCTTTAGTTGAAGAATGGGCATCTCATCAGTATAAAGTTGACGAAGAGAGATTTAAAATGCAAGAGCTAGAGGAAAGAGCCTTTAGGGATATGCTTATAGTAGATAGAGAGTTTTGGCATTTTAAAATGCTTGAAGATGATTATGATATTGAGTTGTGGAATCCGGTTTTAACTTTTTACCACAAATCTCCTGATAATCGTTACATATCAGAGGGAAACTTTGTTGGTAAGATTGATTTAATAACTGCAGCTGATGTTGTTGATAAGTATGGTTATTTAATGACTGAGCAACAATTAGTTTCTCTCCAAAATATTTATCCTGCAAAATCAGCTTTATATCAAGTTAATGGCTATCAAAATGATGGTAGTTATTATGATGCCACTAAATCTCATGAATGGAACACAAATTCACCGGGCCTTGACTATAGACGTTTTGTGAGTAATTGGACTAATGACCCAGCTGCCGGTGGAGATATTTTGAGCGCTATTTTAAAAGAGGGTGACGATATTTCAAATTGGGGTGAAAGATATTTGATGAGAGTGTGCACAGTTTATTGGAAGACACAAAGAAAATTAGGTCATTTAACTAAAATAACTGCGGAAGGAGAGGTTATTCAGGAAATTATAGATGAGAACTTTAAAGTCACTGAAAAGCCTATATATGACACGTCATTGTTTAAAAATAAAACAAAAGAGAATCTATTAGAGGGTGAGCATATTGACTGGATTTGGATTAATGAGGTTTGGGGTGGAGTTAAGATTGGGCCAAATCTACCTTCTTTTTGGAGATCTAATATATCTAATAATGTTAGTCCTATTTACTTAGGTATAAATAGAAAAAAACCTGGTAGAATTCCTTTTCAGTTTAAAGGCAGTCATACTTTGTATGGGTGTAAGCTTCCTGTTGAAGGCCGTGTATTTTCGGATAGGAATACAAAATCAACATCTCTGGTTGATTTGATGAAAGCCTATCAAATTGGTTACAATATGGTAAATAACCAAATTGCGGATATATTGGTTGATGAACTTGGTACTGTTATTATGTTTGACCAGAATGCTATTCCTAGGCATTCTATGGGAGAGGATTGGGGTAAGCATAACTACGCCAAAGCTTATGTGGCAATGAAAAATTTTCAGATGCTTCCTTTGGATACATCCATTACCAACACCGAAAACCCATTGGCATTTCAACATTATCAAACTCTAGATCTTGAACAAACAAAAAGATTGATGTCAAGAATTCAACTTGCTAATTACTTTAAGCAGCAAGCTTTTGAGTCAATTGGTGTTAATGCTCAGAGACTTGGGGGTGCTATTGCCCAAGAAACAGCTACCGGTGTGACTCAAGCTTTGAATCAGTCATACGCGCAAACTGAAATTTACTTTAATCAACACTCTGATTATCTGATGCCTAGAGTTCATCAAATGAGAACTGATTTGGCTCAGTTTTACCAGAGCTCAAATCCTAGCATTAGACTTAGTTATATTACAAGTGAAGCTGAAAAAGTTAATTTTAGTATCAATGGTACAACATTGTTACTTAGAGATTTTAATGTTTTTGCTACGACAAAGACTAACCATAGGTCAGTTTTGGATCAACTAAAACAACTTGCAATTCAGAATAATACAGCAGGCGCTTCAATTTATGATCTTGGTAATATTATTAAATCTGAATCTATAGCTGAGATTACAACCGCTCTTAAAACTTCTGAGGCAAAGCAAAATGAACTTAGAAATAAAGAGCTTGAGAATCAAAGGCAAATGCAAGAACAGCAGTTGCAAGCACGTGCAATGGAGAATCAAGAGAAAATAAATTTTGAAGCTTCTGAGAATGAAAAGAACAGGCAGAAAGATATTATAGTTGCTGAAATTCGTTCTGCAGCTTTTGGATCTGGTCAAGATGTTAACCAAAATATGGTTTCTGATTACAAAGATGCAATGGGTGAAATTCGTAAAACCACTGAATATCAGGAACAAATGAATTTTAAACGTGAGGAAAATGCCACTAAAACCGGTATTGAAAGGGAGAAGTTAAACGTTGAAAAAGAAAGATTAACTACCCAACGTGATGTTGCCCAAACTCAGCTTGAAATAGCTAGAGAAAATAAAAATAAGTATGATTCAAAGCCAAATAAAAAATAATTAATGTTTAATGAAAAAAATATTTTTGTCATAGCTATATGATGTAAAATATTTTTTTTGTAAAAAATTTTATAGGTTTAATTTGGAAATACTTTTTTATATTATATACATAACCAACAAACCAAAAAATATATGAGTGCACAAGAAATACAAACTAAAGTTGAAGTTTTAGATCTAGACATAGATCAGCTTTTCGGTGGAACTGCTTCTGCTGAAAGCATTACTGTTCCTGATTCCGGAACCGGTTCAGATAAAAAGTCTGTTAATATTTTTTCTAAAGCAAAACCCGCAGACTTTTCATTTACCGAACCAATTGATGATGGTAATAAAGAGATTACAGATGATAAATCTAATGCTGCATCAAATACCGAATTAACTGGTAACTTAGATAAAAATGAAACTACTAACGTAGATGAGTTTGATTCTTTTACTAAAGATGATGATAAGACTGAGAATAGAGGTAGAAAGAAAATTGAAGGCATTGCAGATGTGTTTAGCAAACTAATTAAGGATGAAAAAATTGTTCCTTTTGATGATGATAAACCATTTTCTGAATACACACTTAAAGATTGGGAAGAATTGATTGAAGCTAACTTAGAAGAAAAAGCTAATCAAACAAGACAAGAAACCCCAAAACAGTTTTTTGAGTCCTTGCCTGAGGAGTTGCAAATTGCAGCACGTTATGTAGCTAATGGCGGTACAGATCTTAAAAGTTTGTTTCAAACATTAGCCCATGTTGAAGAAACTAGGGATCTTGATGTAAAAAATGAGAAGGACCAGGAAAAGATTATTAGAGATTATCTTCATTTCACCGGTTATGGTAGTGAGTCAGATATTGAAGAAGAAATTGAAGTTTGGAAAGATTTAGGAAAACTTGAAGCGCAAGCTAATAAGTTTAAGCCAAAGTTGGATAAGATGCGCGAAGAAGTTGTGGCTAAAAAGCTTGAGGAACAGGAACTTAGGAGAAAACAACAAGAAACTGCATCACGCAGATATGCGCATAATGTTTATGAAACATTGAAGAATGGAGAGTTGGGTGAAATTAAACTAGACAAAAAAACACAAAACATGCTTTTCTCTGGTTTAGTTGAACCAAATTATCCATCGGTTAGTGGAAGAAACACAAATTTATTGGGTCATCTTTTGGAAAAATACCAATTTGTTGAGCCAAATTATTCTTTGATTTCAGAGGCGCTTTGGTTGCTATCTGACCCAGATGGGTACAAGTCTAAAATTATGGAAAAGGGATCGCAGAAGGCTGTTGAAGCAACTGTTAGAAAACTTAAAATAGAACAGGCAGCTAATAGCTCAAGTTCTACAGGAGTATATGATAATGAAGAATCAAATAACAAGAGAAAAATACAGAGACCGAATAACTTTTTTAAACGCTTTTAACCTTTAACAATTAAACAAAAATAAATTATGGCAACACCAGTTTTAAACAATGGAATCTTCCTGAGGGATACTAACTACAAGGCTAGTTCTCACGTTGATTCATATCACCTAACTCAAATGTTGGGTAGCGCAGAACCTATGGATATGGGTCCTGTTGATTTGTGGGCAATGACTCAAAAAGTTGAAATGCCTTTGTACCAAATGGCTTCTTTCGGCGGTAAGAACACTATTCTAGTGGACAACGCTCGTGGAGAATACAAATGGCAAACCCCTATTGCACAAGATCTTCCTTTTATTGTTTTGGATCTTGATTCAGCTAACACTACCAAAGGTATTGATGGCACCACCTTCGCTATTAAACTTTCCAAAAGATCTTTTGGTCATGGTGATATTATCACTTATGATAAGTATAATGGTGTTGAATTGTACGTGACTGCTGCAGATATTATTTCTGCCGGTGACGGTTTTATTTACACTGTTCAGTTGGTAAATAACAACAATTCTGCTGTTCTTGCAAATAAGTATCTTGCGCCTGGCACCAAGTTTTTCCGCAAAGGTTCTGCCCGTGGGGAATATGGAGAGCGTTTCTCTGATATGGAGACTGGTTCCGGATTCCGTGAGTTTTATAACTTTGTAGGAGGAGCTGAAGCTCACGTACACTATTCAATTTCAAGCCGTGCTGATTTGATGATCAAAGGTGGTTTGAATGCAGATGGAACTGTACCAGTAACCGAAATCTGGAGAAACTTTAACCAAGATCAAAACAATCCTTCCGTTTCTTCAATTGAAGAACTTGTTGCTGCTATGGGTAAATCCGGTGCAAGACAAGCTTTTGAAAGCGGTCAGTTGTCTAGGACTTTTATCACTAATCTTGAAGCGGCCCACCTTAGCAAAATTGCTAATGACATTGAAACTTATTTGATGTGGGGTAAAGGTGGTAGGGTTAAGCAAGATGGTCCAGATGATCTTCGTCTTTCTGTTGGTTTGTGGAGTCAGCTTGACAATTCATTTAAGAGAGTTTACAACAAATCTTCTTTCTCTTTGGATATGTTCAAGTCTGAGCTTTATAATTTCTACCAAGGAAAAGTTGAGTTCAAAGGTCCAGATCCTCAGCGCAAGCTTGTTGTTCAAACCGGTATTGGTGGTATGCAAATGATTAACAAAGCAATTGCCGATGAAGTATATGGTTCTGGTTTGGTTCAAAATGCATCTGATATCGGAGCTGTTAATGGCAAAGGTATGGATCTTGATTTTGGATTTGCCTACACCAGCTTTACAATTCCATTTTTGGCAAATGTTAAGTTTGTTCTTAATCCAGCTTTTGATAATCTGCATACAAACGATGTAGAAAACCCATTGATTGATGGCCGTCCTTTGAGTTCTTATAGTTTCATTATTTTTGATGTCACCGAAAATGGTAATGATAACATCTATCTTTTGAAGCTTAGCTGGGACAACCAATTGAAGTGGTTCTATCAAAACGGTACTATGGACTATATGGGTCGTACTCAAGGCTTTGCTTCTTCCGGAAACTTTAATGGTTACCGTGTGTACATGAGCCAGACCATGCCTGCTATTTGGGTTAAAGACCCAACCAAAGTCCTGAAAATTGTGATGCGGAATCCTGTTACGGGAGGTTCATTCTAAGATTTGTGAATCAAAAAAATGGGGAGGTCATAGAGCCTCCCCACTTTTTTTTACTTAACAATTTAATTTAAATACTATGTCAATTTATAAAAAAGGACCTTTTAAATACATTTGGGAATTCACAAATGTAACTGTAAATAAATTTAATGAAGCCGCTATTGCTGCTGGACTGTTCAAGCAACCTGAATTTGCTACGGAGGCTTTTGCTGATGTACAAACTACTTTGGTCGCCAGATCTTACGCTGATAATGCTGCTGCAGTAACAGCAGGTTTGGCGGTTGGTCAACTTTATCTTAACACTACTACAAAAGCAATTACTGTAGTAACAGCATAAAACTCAAAAAACTTTTGCCGGGAAACCGGCATTAGGAATAAAAATTGTAAATAATTATTTACTTTTGAGTTCTAATTTAAAACCTAAACCAAATTAATATGAATGATTACACGATTGTAGAAAAGTACCAACAAAACAAAAACAAAACAATTGCAATTCGTCCTTATTTTGATTCAAGTAAGCAAAATATGGGCCTTGAAAATTATGGCATGGCTCTTTATGATGGTGTTTGGCACCAGGAATCATTGGCTTGCTTAGAACTTAACGGCGTAAAAAGATATGTGACAGGCTTAAATGAGTTTGCTCCAGAGATTAAAAGATTGCCGGCAGCTGAGAGAGATGTTAAGATTAAAGAAATAAGAAAGACAGTTGCTCAATTGGAAGCTGAGCTTGCAGCAAATGTTATTGATCCGGAAGATAAAGATTTTTGGAACAAGGTCACTTTGCTTAAACCTGACAATGATAAATTTTGGTCTAAGATTTCATTGCGTTGCGGCAATGACCCTGTTTATTTAGATCCAGAAACAGATCCTTATGATCTCATTAAACTGTATGCTATAAACGCAGGTGGTTTTAGTATTGTTGCAAAATCATTGAAAGAAGCAAAAACTTCTTCAGATTCTCCTAAGTTTTACTTGGATCAGTTGCAAGAAACTGTAAATACAAGAACTGAATTGAGCAAGATTAGGAATCGTGCAATTGCAGAGCTTCAAAAGCTTTATGATACCAATACAAATAAATTAATGTATGTAGCTAAGGTTGTTGATATTAATAGTACACAATACACAAAGTCTACACCAAATGATATTTTGTATGAAAATATGGATTTGTTCATTAATGGTGAGGGTTCTGAATCAAACAAAATTAGAGCTGCTAAGCTGTTTTTGGAAGCTTCTGATTCTTCAATGGAAACGCTAAAGATTAGAGCTTTAGTTAAGGATTCAATATTCTACAGATTTATTGTTCCAAAAGCAAACGGTTGGATTGAAACTTTGGATGGTAATCAAAAGCTAGGTAAAAATCCAAGTGAAGTAGTTGAGTTTTTAAAAGATCCAATTAATGAAGAGATCCTTTCATCTTTGTTGAACAAAATTGAAACATATTGGGTAATTTAATTATATGAATAATCAAATTCTACGGTTAAAGTTAAAACAAAGGCTTAATAAACTTTCCAGTAATGACTATGATAATATAGAAAACTGGCAGATTATTGAAGCTTTTAATAAAGCTCAAGTAGAATGGGTTAGGCGGATGCTTCATGGAAATAATCTGTACAAAGAGGGGGATGAGTTTTCTAAAAGGCGAATTGATGATTTGCAAATTTTGCTGACCGAGTTTAAATTGGTTGGAACATCTAATGGCAAATACTTTGAAACAAGTAACTTTCCTCCCACTGATTATTTAGAATATAAGAGATTGAGCACTAATGCTTATAGTGAGTGCTGTCAAGATCCTAGGTCAATGACTGTGTATCTTGTTGAAGAAGCAAATATTAGTTTGTATTTAAGAGATCCATTGAAAAGACCTGATTTTGATTGGAGTGAAACTATTGCCACTTTGATTAATAATAAGGTTAGAATTTATGTGAGAGATTTTAATCTTTCAGATCCTGTTTTAACTTACTATAGGGAACCTGTAAAAATTCAGTTTAATGGTGTTTTAAATCCTTACACCGGTTTGATATCTTCTGCTGATGTTACATGTGAATTTAAAGATGATATTACGGAAGTTATTCTTGATGATACTGCAGCAATTATAGCAGGTGATATTGAGAATTTTAGTCAAATGCAAAGAGAACAGCAATCAGCAGAAAGAAATAACTAAAAATGGAATATAAAAGATCACTAAAATCAAAGTTAAAGTCTAGTTCAGAAGAGACTAATCAAACTGCTTTGAAAAGAACAAAACCAGCAAGATCTGCTGAAATGCAAAAGGTTGATACTATGACCGGTGCTTTAGTTTTGGAACTTATGAATGCTGCAACTAGTTTTCATAAACTGCATTTGAAAGTTACAGGGCCGGGTTCTTATGCGGCGCACAAAGCATTAAATGAAATTTATGATGCTTTGCCTGGGTTAGCGGATTCTATTGCTGAAGGGTATCAAGGCGCATGTGAAATAATTTTGGATTGCAAAGCCGAACCATTAGTTTATCTTGAAAATGTGGATGATGCAATTGAATACTTGAGACAACTTAAAACGCAGATTTCTGATTTACAAGCTGTGATGCATCATAGTGAAATTACAAATTTATTGGATACTGTAAAAGATGCTCTTAATAGTGCAAAATACAAATTAATTTTTTTAGCTTAAATGTTTGAAAATTAAAAAAAATAGTTTATATTATATATGTGCACGGTGCACAAAATGTTTGTTTATAAAATTTAAATTAAAAAAAAATGTCGTACTTTAATCACTCTTTTTCCAAAGCATTTGTTGTAAATAGCTTTGCGGCTTCCGGTGTAAAAACATCAGCTTTTACTCCTGGACAATTTGAACTTGTAAATGGAAATACTTGGGCATCCATTGCAGCTGCTGCAGCTGGAACTATTCCCACTGGTATTTTGTTTTATCTTGTTCAAGGTAGTTTTCATATTGAAGACAACATTGGTAATAATCCTGGTCATGGCGGGTACAAAGAATCCGTTAAGTCTAAGGGTATTAATCCAAGGTATGTCAGCAGATTGTGGTCTTCTGAGTGTGTAACTGCTACTGCAGCAACCACAAAAATTGAAGTTGGACCAACTTGTGCCCCATGTGGAACAAATTTGTTTTTGCGTTTGGATGTCAAAGGCGCTCCAGCATTGAGATTTTTGAATCATAATGCTTATGCAATTGGTGATAGTTCCGGAAGTTCTGCCGTAAATGTTGTACCTGGTAATTGCTGTGCAATTGACCAAGAGTATCTTGATCCAGCTGTTGCTTTGGCCAAAGCCGCTGCAATGTTGCTTGAAGATCCTATTATCAAGCCTTTTGCAATTGAAAAGACCGGTGGTGGAATGACTGTGAAAGTTGGTAGTGCAGCTGCTGTTACTTACACTATTCAACAAGTTTTGGGTTTGGCTTCTTCTGGAAACTACACTCCTTCTACTAATCCAGTTACTGATAACATCGTTGCTTCTGTTACTTTCCAAGGTGCTTATGTTGACACTAAGTTTGGTAATTGTTCTTTTGACACTCGCGACTATTATGGTAAAGAGCCCGTTCAGTTGATTGGTTCAATCTTGAATGAAACCGGTGATTCTTGTAATACTTGTGGTGTTGTGACAACTGTTCCTGGAACAATGCAACAAACTTCTGGTGAAACTGTTTTGAGGGATGTATTGCTAACCGAGGCTTACATGCAATCTCCTTATAATCAAGGCAATCCTGATTCTGCACGTATCCGTCAGATTGAAGGTTCTGATGATATTGTTACTGCAATTGATCGTGATGCTTTGTACAAAGTGTATTATATTCAGCATAGCATTCCAAGGCTGAACAATCCTTCTAGCACTTTTGATAATGATCAATATGTGTACAAGATTTATGTGAAGTGTAGTGCAAGTGCAACAATTACTGCAATGGATACATTGATGGGTAAAATTGCAACTGTTTGTACTTCGTCTGGTAATCCAATTACCTTTGAGACAAACATAGATTAATAAATTGTAAAATTGAAAAAAAGGTGAGTTAATTCTCACCTTTTTTTTTGATTTATGTTTTTTTTTAGTTATATTATAAGTATAACAAACTGTTAAATGTCTAGTAAACACATATTAAGCTTAGAAGTTCCTACAGTGGCAAACTGTGAGATTTTATCTATAAGGGATACTAGTCAATATTCTACTTTATTGCCTATAGATTGCCCGGAGCTTTTAATCACTGTTCCTGGGTTTAATTCTTCAATTATAGTTCAGACTACTCCGAAGTTTTTTGTAAACTTAAATGCTTGTGATTTAGCTTTACAAACCTCAGGGTGTAATGAACAAAGAGCTCCATTATCAGATGGTGTTTATATTATAAGATATAGTCTTTCTCCAAAGGACAAAGTTTATGTTGAGTACAATCATTTGAGAGTTACAAGCATTTTAAATGCATACTATAAGACTCTTTGTTGCCTTGATCTAAATAATTGTGAACCATTTTCGGAAAAAGCTGATTTGATTAAGGAATTGCAATACATTAAAACTATAATAGATGGTGCGGTTGCTAATGTTGAATACTGCAGTAGTCCATCAAAGGGCATGGATATGTATAATTATGCTCTTAACCGGTTAGATAAAATTATTTGTAAAAGTTGTGGATGTAATTAATTATGAATTGTAAACATTGCGATAAAGGTTTTAGTTGCGGTTGTCAAAAGACAACGGCTCAAGATGGGAGTCTTGTTCACAAGACTTGTTTGTCTGATTATGAAAAAAGCAAAAAGAAGTAAAATTTAAATGACTATAAATACAATACAAACAGAGAAAAGTTTTGGAGAAGCTGTTTACAGGAGCTTCAAAGAGAAGAAGTATGGAATTGCTTCATGCTGTTATATTGATTTAGAAAAATTAAAAATTAAAAAAGAACTTTGTGATTGGCAGAATATTTCACCTTGTGAATCAAGTTGTGGTGCCGGGGTTTCCACGGTTGTAAATGTGGGCCTTGTTGGAACAAGTGTTATCAATAGTTCTTGTGATTCAGATCAAAGTTGCCCTCAAGTTACAGCATGCCCAGATAATAATGTTTTAACTAGTATTTTAAATCAATTAAACGTTATACAAGATGAAATACAAAACATAAAGCCCGATTCCTATGTATTTGTGCAACCTACACCGGCATCTATTTGGATAATAGAACATGATTTGAATAAATACCCAAATGTGTCAATTGAAGATTCAACTGGAGATGACATTATGGGTCAAATATCTTATATAAATTTAAACAAAGTCCAACTAACATTTATAGTTTCTATTTCGGGAACTGCTTATTTATCTTAACCTTTTAAATTAAAAAACTATGGCATTAAAAATTTTATCGCATATTCAAACATTTAATATTGATATGCAACAGAAAGAACTGCAAAATGCAGTTGTTCATCCTTTAGCTAGCAATCCAGCTAGTCCAGTTGCTGGTCAAATTTACTATAATACTGGAAGTGGAGATCTATTTTATTATAATGGTCTTACAAGTACATGGGTTAGTTCTGCCGGTGTTACAAGTATTGTAGCAGGCAATGGTATTACTGTAACTGGAACCAACACTGTTACAGTTACTAATGCTACTGTAGGTTATGCTTCTACGGCTAAATCAGCTTCTACTGTTACTCTTACTGCGACTAGTGCTAGTAGGCAAAATTTTACTGGAACTGCAACTCAAGCTCTTACATTACCAGCTATTGCTACATTATATGTAGGTTGGTCTGTTACTATTATTAATGATGCAGCACTAGGTAATATTAACGTTAGTGCTGCAGGTCCTATAGGAATTGGGCCGGTGGCTGGAGGTCAAATAGCCAGATTTGTTTGTACTGCACTTACTGGTGCTGAAAATGAGGCGTGGAATGTTTTGTATGAGGGAAGTTACTCTGCTACGGGAAGTGATATGTTGGTTTATTCCAATGGTCCTGTTCTTACAGCTCCGGATCTTGGTACACCTACTAATGTAGTTTTGACAAGCGGTACGGGTTTACCTATTGTTGCTGGAACAACTGGTACTTTAACTGTAGCTCGTGGTGGTACGGGTGTAACTACTTTTACAGCAAATGGTATTTTATATGGCAATGGTGGTAGTGCTTTGCAAGTAACTGCAGCTGGCACACAACATCAGGTTTTACGTGCGGGTGGTAGTGGTGTTCCTTCGTTTGGTGCTATAGACATTTCTCAACCATCTGCAGTAACCGGTACTTTGGTTATAGGCAACGGTGGTACTGGAAGTACTACAGGTTCTATTACGGGTAGTGGCGCTCTTACATTTACGGCTGGTGGAGCTGATAATAACGTTACCCTTGTTCCAACCGGAACTGGTAGTGTTAATGTTTCCAGCAAGAAAATTATAAATCTTGCGGAACCTACATTAGCTACAGATGCTGCTACTAAAGGGTATGTTGACAGTGTAGCTCAGGGATTAGATGCTAAGCAATCTGTTCGTGCTGCAACAACAGCAAATATTACTCTATCAGCACCTCAGACTATTGATGGCGTTGCTGTAATTGCTGGAGACAGAGTACTTGTAAAGAACCAGAGTACTAACACTGAAAATGGTATTTATGTGGCTGCTGCTGGTGCTTGGACACGTTCAAATGATGCTAATACCTGGGATGAACTTGTATCTGCATTTACCTTTGTTGAAGAGGGTACATTAAATAAGGATACAGGTTGGGTATGTACAGCTAATGCGGGTGGAACTCTAGGAGGTACCGCGGTATTATTTACTCAATTTTCTGCTGCTGGTGCATACACAGCATCTACTGGTATTACACTTAATGTTAATGATTTTCAGCTTGCCGCCGGTAATGTTTTGTCTTTGCATAATCTTGTTAATAATGGTTTTGTTGTTCGCACAGCAACAAATACTGTTACTCCTAGAAGTATTACTGCTGCTACTACAAGTTCTGGTGCCGGTGGTGGTATAACTGTTGCTAATGGTGACGGTGTAGCTGCTAATCCAACTATTAGTCTTAAATCTTTTTCCGCTCAGGGTCCGAGCAGTGCGGCTAATACTTGGACAGTTACTCATAATTTGGATAGTGAATATCTTATTGTCACACTTAGAGAAGCTGGAGGTGGAAAAGAGTTAGTTCTTGCGGACACTATTTTTACTAATAATAATAGTTTACAATTTAGTTTTGCTACTAATCAAAATGCTAATACTCTTAAGGTTAGTATTCTTAGGGTTGATTAAACTTTTAATAGCAATTTATAGAACAGGTGCTTTTTTTTAAGGCACCTGTTTTATATTTGTACTAAATATTAGTATGCCACTTAGAATACTTTCGTCTGTCCAAACCATCGGGATATTAATTGCTCCGGAATCTACAACAAGTAACGCGGCTATTAGGATACCCCATGGTGTTGCTCCAACTTCACCTACGGATGGTGATATTTGGACAACTAGTGCTGGATTGCATGTAAGGATTTCTGGAGCTACTATTAATTTAGGTAGTGGTACAGTAACATCGGTTGGGCTTTCACTTCCCGCAATGTTTACCGTAACTAATTCACCGGTAACAACTTCTGGTACACTTACAGCAACACTTGCTTCTCAGACAGTCAACACGTTTTTGGCAGCTCCCAGCGGTTCTAGCGGTGCGCCAAGTTTTAGAACAATCGTTGGTGCTGATATTCCTATTACCTACACAGCATCTCTCAGAGCAAATGTTAACATTTCTGGTGGTGGTACAATTACTGTGAATGGATCCGGTTCTGTTTTGTGGAGTGAACGTTTCATCATCATATCCAATGGTAGAGGATCAAATTTTGGAACTTCTGGTTTTTTTGACATTACTTGTCCAATATCAGGAACAATTACAGGTGTTGGTGGCGCATCAAATAAAACCGCAACTGCCGCAGGTATTCCTTTAGAAAGCTATGAAGCAATTTATTATATACTGCCAATTGGTTCTAATTCTATAACTGTTAATGCTAACTTCAGGGTTGTTGGTTATACTTCTAATATTGACATTCCCCATGACTGGGTATTATTATGTTTACGTAATGGTGATAATGGAACATTTTATTTTACAGCAGGTTACACACTTCCTTTAAATGGATCAATTATAACAAGTAGTCATAATGCTCGCCGTGCTAGCTTTGCAGATCAACTTACTACTGCACGAAATATTGGAGGTGTAAGTTTTAATGGCAGTGCGGATATTAACCTGCCAGGTGTAAATACTACAGGTAGCCAAAATACTACAGGTTCTGCAGCTACACTAACAACTGCAAGAACACTTACTATTGGAAGCACTGGCAAGACATTTAATGGTTCTGCAAGCGTAGCATGGACACTTACTGAAATAGGTGCTGCAGCAACTATTCACACGCAGGAGGTTACAACAATCACAAAGCCTACTTCAACAATGGGTATAAACACTAACATTAAACCCTTGTTTGACATTACAAGGGCCGACCGTACAGTGTTTTTGCCAGCTGATCAAATCATCATTGAAAAATCAACTGATGCGGGAGTAACTTGGGTAGATGGTGGTTTTACTGACAACCTGAAAAGAGATCTTTTTACTGGAGCAAGACCAAGCATTTCCATACCGCTGATCAATGGTATTAAAGATACAAATGCAATGATTCGCGTCACAATAACTGGCATGAAGTATAACCAATCCTCAGCGACAGGAGAAACTGATAGGTATAATTATTGGAACTCAACGTATGTTCAGTCAACAGAAAGATATTGTACTTTTGATGAAGGGTGGGCTTGGGTAAACTCTAATAGTGACCGGATATGGTTTCGCTTTGAAAGAGCGACTGGTGCTGCTCCTAACACCTGGACAAACGTCCGTGAAGGATGGATGTCAGGCTGGAGTGGGGGAAACTACTTTTCTTTAGATGGCAACGTTTTTGGTGGTGGTACTACTCAAACCACCAACGCGTGGAACTGGAGAATTACATTTAGAACAGGCACACCGTCTTTAGATTTTAACAATGCAAATCTTGCTGGAGGAATATACGCAAGCACTATTCAGAATATACATCACATAAAAATTACAGGAGCAAACGTTTACACCTGGTCAAATCAGCTGATGTATGCTGACCATATCTATTCTTGGGACAGAAATCAGAACGCGATTTTTCCAGCAATTGTACAAGGAACGCAATTTACATCCACTGTTGCCACAGGCACAGCACCGCTTACTGTATCTTCTACTACTCAAGTAAATAATCTAAATGCTGCGTTGCTCAATGGAGTTGCTTCAGCAACTCCTAATACAAGTAACACCATTGTAAGACGTGATGGTTCTGGTAATTTTAGTGCTGGTACAATTACTGCAAATAATTATGCAGATGTTACAGGTGCATATAATGTAAACTTAGGTTCTGGGGGTAGTGAAGGCCGTGGTTTAGTAGCCGGATATTCAGGTGGTAGTTATAGCGGTATAGGATATAATGTAAGGCATTCTACAACTAGTGCTACATATATAGCACCTAGCACAGATTTTTCATCTTATTTACTTTTTAACGCAGGTGGGTTTACATTCAATGGTGCTTCATCGGGTAGTCCAGCAGGACGAACTCTCACTTATAAAACACTTGCAACTCTTAATTTTTCTGGTGAATTTGCCCCTGTAGGAACCATTATTGCTCCTGCAGCTGTAACCTCTTTAGCCTCGATCAGACTTCCTCATGGAACCGCACCAACTTCACCTACAAACGGTGATATGTGGACTACTACTGCAGGACTGTTTGTAAGAATTAATGGCGGTACAGTTGGACCACTGGGTAGCGGAGGTGGTGGGGGTGGAACTGTTACTAGCATTGCAACAGGTACAGGACTTACTGGCGGCCCCATCACAACTTCTGGCACAATTTCTATTGACCAAGGAGCACAGATTGTTTCTACTCGGGCGAACAGCACAACCACAGGAGATGGTCAGATTTATCTTAATGGTGCTACTGGCAACAGAATAGAGTTTGGCACTAATGGTGTTGCTGCTCCGGCATTTACAACTAGAAGTGTTGGTACTAAAGTTTTACTTTATCCAGCAATAAGCGCATCAAATGTAGATTACGCATTGGGAATTGATAGTCAAAGATTTTGGTTAAGTGTTCCTGGTAATGTTTCAAGTGACATATTTAGTTTTTATGGTGGAACTACAGAAGTATTAAGATTAACTGGTGACGGAAGACTTAGAACACTTGCAGGAACAGCGTTGTTACCTGCTATTTCACCAGGTCTTAGTGGCAGTGACCTAGACACGGGTATTTTTTTTCCAGCAGCAGATACCATTGCATTTTCAGAAGGTGGTGTAGAGGTAATGAGAATTGACAGCAGTGCTAGGGTGGGCATTGGAACATCATCTCCTGCTTATACTTTAGATGTTAGTGGAACATTTAGAACCAATAATATAGCTTATGTAGGAGAAGATTTTACATTTACTTCAAGCCAAAGACGGTTTTTACTAGAAGCATCAGCGGACGGGGTACTAACATATACAAATAATACTGCGACAGTAGGACAAGGAACTGGATTTTTAAGTGGTGAACTATATTTAGATGGAAGCCAACCTTTTCTAAATCATAGATCTATAAACACTATTATTACCTGTAGAAATACAAGTACTTCAAATGTATTAAGAGGATTTTATGCTTCTGGAAGAACTGGAAATAGTGGTGCAGCCAATAAAGTAACTGGTTTTACTGGTGGTGTTAATATAGAGGGCAGTGGTAATGTAACTGATGCAATTGCGTTAGAGGTTGAAATTTTTTCTCAGACTGGTAATAAAACAATAACAAACTTATACGGATTAAAACTTCAACCTCTTACTAACAGTGTTGGAACTATTACAAATACTTATGGTGTTTATATTGATTCTTTAACAGCAGGAACACAAACCAATGCTGCTTTTGGATTATATCAAGCCGGGTCAGACAAAAATTATTTTGCGGGTAATGTTGGTATTGCTACGACTTCACCAACAGAAAAATTGGATGTAGTAGGTGCGATTAGAACAAGTAGTGCTGCTAGTGCTATAACAGCCTCTGGGGCAACAATGTCTTATGAAGCTGCTGTTGGCGCATATTTTATGAGTGTGGGACCTAATGCCACAACAAGGGGAACATTTATCTTTAATCAAAGAGAATCAGATGCTGGGGGATCTAATAATTTTTTACAAGTTAATAATCAATGTCATATTTTTTTAGCACAAAGCAATGGTAATGTAGGCATAGGTGTATCCACGGCATCATCTCCATCTGCTCGTCTGCAAGTAAAAGGCAGTGGAGCAACATCCGGAACAACAGCCCTGAGAGTAGAAAACTCTTCAGGTACCGGGGCGCTTGAAATTATGGATGATGGTCAACTCAGAGTAGGTGCTGGTACAGCTTCTTTACCTTCTATTTCTGCAGGTCTGAACAGCAGTGATACTAACACAGGCATTTACTTTCCTGGTGGGGATCAAATGGCTTTAGCAACAAATGGAGTTGGTAGGTTATTTGTATCTAATACTGGTGTTGGTATAGGAACAAACCCAGCAATGTCGTTTGACTGTCAAGTTAGCGGTGGTATATTAATTACAACTAGTAATGATTTTTTGGGTATTAATGTAAGTCAAGCTTTAGCATATACACATATTGGTTCCGATCCCACAAAACCAACACCAGCCTATTTAAGAATTGATGCCCAACAAGTTAGTAATGATCCAGGTCTTAAAGGAACTATGGATTATAATGATATTTATGATAATGTAAATGGTAATTATATTTTAGGAACACCTGATTACTGGATGGAAATAAGATTGGGGCATGCTATTGTTAATGGTAAAGGTGGTGGAATAGTTTTAATTCCTTGTTACTTACCCGCATAATATTATGTTTCACAAGCCCACCCCTCAACTTCTACAACAAATTAAAGATAGTGGTGTACCCATTATTCAAATGAGTATGGAAGAATTTCAGAAATTATCTTTAAATGGTAAAGTTTTAGATCATAATGATATAAAAATAAATTCAATTGTAAATAATAAAAAAGAAGAATCTGTTAAAATTTTACCTCCGTTTAAAGTTATTGTACAGGAATCTTTAGGTAAAGGTTTAGGTGTTTTTGCAACTGAAAAAATATTTAAAGGAGATCTTATAGAAACTTGTCATTTAATATCATTAAATATTACAAAAGAGTCTAATGTTTTAGATGATTATAGATTTAACTATCCTAAAATTTTACCTCAAGAATCCGTAATTCCATTGGGTTTTGGGTGTATTTATAACCATTCAGATAATCCAAATGCTGATTGGTTTGATCATCCTCAGTGGAAAGCGTTTAACTTTGTAGCTCTAAAAGATATAGAGCCCGGCGAAGAAATATGCACTTATTATGGAGGAAAAGAATATTGGAATCTTCGTCAACATACAAAATTAATTTAAATTTAAAATTATGGCCATTCAAGCAACATCACCTATTGTTTACAACTATGGGACTTATCAAAATCCTTATTTTCGTTTGGTACCACGTCTTGCAGCAGACGGAATTACAATTCCTGTAGACTGTTTTATGTACCCTTCTAAAGAAGCATACTTGGAAGGTACATATCATCTTGCCTGCATTCCAGTTTATATTTCTGTTTCAGACGAAACAACTAATACTGCTGAAGGTATAGTTAATAAATATCTTTTGTATGTTTCAGAACAGGTTGTGATTAAACTTCAAGAACTATACCCAGAATCTAGTTTTGAGATTGTTGAAATTCCAGAGGAAAAACTTGCAACTAAAAAATCTAAAAGTCAAAGTAAATAGTTGTATAAAGTGCAGATGATAACTATCTTTGTGTAGTTTAAACATACATATTTATGATTAGCACAAAAAAAACCAAACTTAATGTTTTACAGTTACGAGATCTGCATTTAGAACTTAATGGTGATACCGCCTTAGGTACTAAGGGACTGCTTCAAGAAAAGATTCCTTTTGTACTTAAGTTTCATATGTCATCTGTGGCAAAGATTGCTTTGGAAGTTTATAGCACAACAGAAGATATGCGGGTTGAACTTATTAAGCAATATGGTGTAGTAAGTGATACCGGATATGTTAATATAGAACAAACGCTTATTGAAATAGATGAAACCACTGGGCTTGAAAAACAAGTTGAAAATCCCAATTATATTAAATTTATTAAAGAGTGGAGTGATATAGTTCAGGTTGAAAAAGAAATTGAGCATTACCCATTTAGCATTGAAGAATTTAAAGATCTTGAAACAGATTTTAACTATAGAACAGTATTTTTAATTATTTTACCTTAAACCACAAAACCATGGCTAAAAAACCAAACCTAAAATCAGCTGAAACTGTTTATTTTGAAGATGTTGAAGCTAAAAAGCTTACTCCAGAAGAACTAGAGGAACTTAAAAGTACCAGCACTGTTTATCAGAATCACCTTGTTACTTTTGCTACTATTGAGTTAAGCAAGCAAGAAGCAATTTCTAGATTGACTGAAGTAAAAAGTCTTTATGAAATTTTAGTTGCCAGACTCCAAGAAAAATATGGAGAAGTAAATGTTTCTTTGGAGGATGGAACAATTACTGCAAAAGATCCTGCAACTAACATTTAGTTTTAAAACAATCATTTTTTAATTTTATTTTACCGCCCAAAATACTTGTTTGGGCGGTAAACATTTTGTATATTATAGTATATACAACCTGTTCAATAAAATTAAGAATTTATGATACCTGTAAATCAGAGTCAAGGGCCCTGCACTCCAATTTCATCAAATTGTGTAATTTGGCAGGGCCCGGACATTCCGTGCATTAACTTATGCACCGGGGATACTGTAAGTGACGTTATTGCTAAATTAGCCACAGAGCTTTGTGAAATTATTGATGCGTCTTGTCAGTGTAATCCCGATCTATCTGGTTTAACTTTAGATTGTTTACCTTCAAATACACCACTCACTTTAAATGGTGTTTTGCAAGCAATTATAACTTATCTATGTGACATTACACCTCCCACACCAATAGCGTGTATAACAGTTCCAACTTGTTTACAAAATCCTCAACCTAACCCATCATGCATTCCTATTAGGGATTTTGCTGTTCTATTAGGTACAAAAGTTTGTGATATACTTACAAGTATAGCCACAATACAAACAGCTCTTACAGCTCTTACAGCTCGAGTTGCTATTTTAGAAGCATGTGTGCTTCCTTGTGGAGAATCTGTTACCCCAGAGCAATCTGTAATGTCAAATTGCTTGTTTCCTTCAACTTTAGTTCCTGTATCAGAACTACTCTTAGCGCTTGAATATGATTTTTGTAATTTCAAAAATTCTGTAGGGACTATTTCTTTAATAAATTCTGCTATATCCGCACAATGTATATTTGGAAATACAAGTCGTTTGAGTGGACTTGGAACATATTCTTCAGTTCCAGGATGGGTATCTTCTCCTTCAAGTTTGGCAGAATCAAATATTAATCAATGGCTTGTTCTTTGTGATTTATATGCTGCTTTGTTAAGTGTGAAAGAAAATTGCTGCAGTACTGGATGTTCAAATGTTAATTTTGAAGTATCGTACCAACCTACTGGCGCAAATCCCGGACCAACAAATTTAGTTCTTAACTTTAGTGCTTCTACTATTCCAGTTGGTTACACTGATTGTAATGGTCATACTGTAGTTACACTTACTGACTATTATGGTACATCAATAACTCAAAACATTAATATTTCTAGTTTGGTTGCTACTTCAAATACAGCAAATATTTCTTTAGCTGGATTGAACACTAATCAATCTATTACACTTTCTATTCCATTTTGTATGTCAGATGGATCTAGCACATGTTCTGAAACAAGAAATATAATTATACCTATTAATTTGACATGCCCAACTAAAACTGTTACATCGGCAAATAATTTAATTAACATTCAGATTACCAACACTTTGGGTACATCCGCTATTTATACGCTTGTAGCTATTGACACAACTACTGGATTACCTATCGGAAGTGTTACTTTGACTAATCAATCTTCATCAATTACTTACGCATTTAGTGGTGGTATAGTGGGTAGAACCTACAATGTAATTACTACACTTACGTATGGCCCATCAACTATAACTTGTCCTATAAATTCAGTTATTTTAAGTGGCACTACATCTTACAATTGTGTTAGTGGGAATTGTGTTTTAGTTCAAGGATCTGGAGGTCAATATACAACTTTAAGTGCCTGTCAAGCTGCTTGTCAAGAGCTTCAACCTTAAACTAAAAATATATGGCTTGTAATTGTAGTAAATGTAATCCTTCCGGATCTTGTGGATGCAGCGATACAGCTTTGCATACACCCTGTTTTTATACTGAGTGCACTGTTGGTAATGAAAGATGTAGTGAAATTAGTTGTGCTGAATGTGTAAGTTATTGTGGTACCGGATTTAGAATCGTAAGTGGAAATAATATTTTTCAGGTTAACCCTGGGGATAGATATGACATGATTCTTCAGAAACTATCTTTAATGATAGTTAATGGTTTTGGTGCTTGTAATGCGGATAATTTGCATCATGCACCTTACAATTTGTATGCCAAAAATATAACAAATACAGCTGCAGCTATTTTGTGGAATAATGAATCCTCACTTTCAACCGGTATTAGTATTTATTATAATACTTTGACAGGCACTGGTCCATGGGTTTTGGCAAATAGTATTCCAGTTGCCCCTGCGGTTTTAAAATATGAGTTAAAGAATCTTACGCCAAATACAAATTACAAGATTAAACTCGTATCTCTTTACCAGAATAGTCCTTGTGATAGTGTTGAAATTTTAATTAAAACTTTAGTTTAAGATATACAACGTTTGATAGTTTGTTGGTTTTCTATCTATATGTTGGGGGAGGTCCTGTTTAAACACAGGGCCTCTTTTTTTAAAAACTATTTTATATTTACAATTAACTTTAAACCGAATTTATGAACAATTTAGAAAAAAGAGTAGCACGATCCTTTAAATGGAAGAAAAATCCAGCTTATTGTGCTAATCAATTGGGGATTTCGGAAGATGAATACATAAAGATTGCCAAAAGAATAAAGCAAGTTGGTGATAGTAAGGACCTTTTAAATCATTATAATTTAGACAAAGGTGAGGCAAAAATAGAAGCTATTGTTAATTATGAACCAAAGTCTGCAGATGAAATTATAAAGATTTTAAAAATTGATACCAATGAATGGAGGCTTTCATCTTATTGGAATAAACAAATGGAGAATGGCTGGCGTGTATCAGCATTAATTACAAAAGTCAAAGAAAAAGATGAGCATAAACTTTTTAAAAATCTATTAGATAACTGGCAACCTAAAAAGAATTATATCAGCCCAATTAAAAGATCACCTACAACAAAACCTATTGTTTGTGGTATTTTATCCTTACAAGATATACATTTCGGTAAAGCCGGGAATAACACAATTGATATAGATTTTGAATCGGCAATCCAGGATCTTATAGAAAGAGCCTCTATGTCTCACCACATAGAGGTTTTGTATTTTGTAATAGGTGGTGATTTAATTAATATGGACACATTTGGAGGATCAACAACATCGGGTACTCCATTGGATAATTCTATGACAGCTACAGATGCTTATGTTCAAGCTTTTGACTGTATGCATTGGGCTGTTGTTAATTTATCTAACTACTGTGATAAACTCCAAGTGGTTTATTTGCCTGGTAATCACGATAGGCTTTCATCATTTCATTTGGCACATGCTTTGTCTAAATCAATACATAGTGAAAATATTGAGTGGGATGTTGAATACGCTGAAAGAAAAGCCTATGCATGGGGTGAAAATTTCAATGCTTTTGAGCATGGTGATGTTAGATCAAAAAGCACACCTCTAGTGTATGCTACAGAATTTCCTTATTTGTGGGGCCACACTAAATTTAGAACCTTGTTTACCGGTCATTATCATCAAAACAGAAAAGTTGAGTATTTAACTTCATCTGAAGAAGTGGGGTTTGTTCATAAGACCCTGCCCAGTTTATGCAAAATTGATTACTTTCATTATCATAATAAGTTTATTGGAAATAGACGATCTGCTGTTCTTGAACTGCAATCTTTTTCAAAAGGGACTATTTGTGAACTAGTTTATTCTATATAAATATTTTTTTAAATCACTTATTTTTTGTAAATTATAAATGATACTGTACTATGACTGAGTTTAAAGCCCCCGACTTAAATGCCCCTAGATATAGAGATAAAAAGCTTGGAATTCTAAATGCAAAAACAATAAACGAATTTAAGCTTAAGCATCCTATGTACAAAAATATAGAGAATAGTAAACTGAAGAGTATAATTAAGATATTTAACAGAAAAATGTGGGAGGGCGTTATTAAGTACAGAGATGGGGTTGAGTTACCTGAATCATTGGGTTTTTTATTTATAGGCACATGTAACGCAAGCAAATCTGTAAACACTAACTATGCTTTGTCAAAGCAATATGGCAAAGTAATTCAAAACAAAAATTGGGATACAGATGGCAATTTAGGTAAAATCTTTTATACGAATTGGTCAACCAAATATAAATTTAAAAATAGAGAATTATGGAAATTTGAAGCAGTTAGGGATTTTAAAAGAGCTTTTTCAAAAGAATATCCAAGCAATTGGACTAAGTATATTTTTATGAAAAATAAGTATAGGGTGGCTCATTTGTACGCTCCTAAAATGTTAAAGTCTTTTGGCGGAGTTTAAAATTAATAAATTATGGCAATTATATCAGAAGTAATATCTAGAATTAGAGGACAAGCAAAAGCGTATAACCAAGATGCTTTTGTTACAGATAGATATATATATAGTCTTGTTCAAAAGTTTTCTCAAGTTTTAATGCGCCGGCAAGATAGCGCAAACAAACTAATGAAATTTAATTCAATATGGAAGTCTCTTCCATATGTTGAACTAATAGAGGTTGATCGGATTGAGGCCCAATGTTCAGGTCTTAAAAGTGACTGTACATTTATGAGGACAAAGGAAGAACTTCCTACTATGATTGAGGGTTTTTGGGGACCACTTATTAGAAGTGTTTCTTCAATTGATGGTTCACAAGTGTTGCAACCAATTCAACCTAGTATATACTTATCAATGGAAGGTACAACGTCATTTAGGTATAATAAGACAAAGTATTTTTGGTTTATTGATCACCATTTATATTTTCCAAATTTAGAATGGAATGCTGTAAAAATTGAAGCTGTTTTTGATTCTGATATATCTAATTGGCAGTGTGATAATAAGTGCGTTCCCCATTATGATCAAGACATTAATATTCCAGAATTTTTATTGGCTGAGGTTGAAGCTCAAGTTTTGAATATTATGACAAATACAATAAAGATTCCTTCTGACAATGCTGATAATAAAATTAATATACACAGATCATGAGTATTTCACATAAATATAAAACATTTGATCAGTTATACAATGATGTAATTGTAGACTTTGCAACTTACAATATTGAAGGTTTTATTGATCCGGCGCAATTAATTAAAGTTGCAGCAAGAGTAAACTATGATCTTGGCCTTAGGATTAATAGAACTAAAGAAGTTGTTTTAGATATAGAACATGGTAAATCAAGATTGCCTTATGATTTTGCTTATTTGAACTATACGTTCAGATGTGGTACTTATACTATAGCTGATAGGCTTCCATCTGGCACACATGTTCAAACATTTAATGATGTTCCGTATGTTCCTTCACCTGGTACATCTGGGCCTTGTAATGATCCAACTTGCACTGATGTTTGCGTCATTAAAACTTGTCAAGATAAAAATGAATATCAGTTAGTTCAGAAACTTAAAGCTCCTGACAGTTATAGAGTATTTACAAGTTTTACGCCACTTAGAATAAAAACTGTAAATAAATACACATGTGATTGCCCTAATGTTAATGAACAAGCACATGATATTGCTGAAATAAAAGACGGTTTTATTTTAACTACTTTTGAAACAGGAAAAGTTTATTTAAATTATCAAAGTAGTATGGAAGATTACGATGGTAATCTTTTAGTTTTAGATCATCCATATTGCAATGAATATTATGAATATGCTTTAAAGCAAAGAATAGTTGAAAATATGATTTTTGCAGGTGAGAATGTAACTAATCAACTTACACTCATTGACCAGAGACTTAGGGCTTCTAGAAATAATGCACTTAGTTTTGTTAACACACCTAATTTTAAAGAACTACAAGAAGTTTGGATGTTGAATAGAAAAGCTCAATATCACAAATATTATAATATGTTTAGGAGTTATCCTGTAAGAAACTAAGAAATGGCAAAACAACAGTCTACAAATTCATCCGGTGCTTATACTAACGCCTTTACAAAAGGCATGCTTAAGGATATAAGCGGATCTTTTGAACCAAATAGTAATTGGTCGCATGCTAGAAATGTAATTTTAAATTCTATTGATGGCGACTTTGGAACTATAGGTAATGAACCTGCAACTTTAGCTTGTGGTGTAGTTCCCTATACTATTATTGGTTTTATTCACAAAAGAGCTGACCAGTGGTATGTTTTTTCAACTGATGACATTTCTTCAGAAATTGGTTTTTATGATGAGAGTACTTGTGCTTATACTACTATTGTAAATGCACCGTGTTTAAACTTTAACCGGAAGTATTTAATAACAGGAGCTGCAAAAGAAAATTTTGATTGCACTTGGCAAATTTATTTTGATGATTCCAATAATCCATCTAGAACACTAAATGTTGATAATATTCCTTGGGTTAAAAGAGATGTTTCAATACCCGGGGATACTTGTAAGATTTATGAAGATACTACAGTTTTAGATTGTGAAAAATTAAGACTGGCTCCTTTACTAAACACTCCATGTTTAACGCTAACTAAAGCAACTGATGGAGGACTACTTAGAAATGGTATGTACCAAGCGTTTATTGCGTACATGGATAATGATGTTGTTGTTACAGATTATATTGGAATTTCAAACATTCAGAGTTTATTTGATCACAATTCAAATTCTGGTTCTTTAAGTATTGAGTTAAAAAATTTAGATCAAAATTTTGATAATTACCAACTTGTAATTTTGTCAAACAATCAGCAACAGTTTGTAGCAAAAAAAGTTGGGAAATACAGTACTCAGCAATCTAAGGTTACAATTGACTTTATTGACCCAGCTTTAGAGTCTGTTCCTTTATCTTCACTTTTTATTAGAAAGCCTGCATATGAAAAGTCAGATGCAATGTATGTTGTAAATGACTATTTAATACGGAAAGGCCCTACAGAACAATTTGATTTTAATTATCAGCCTTTAGCAAATAAAATTAAAGCTAACTGGGTTGTTGCTGAATATCCTGCTGATTATTATTACAATAGCGGTAATAATACTTCATTCATGCGTGATGAAGTATATTCATTTTTTATAAGATGGATTTACAATACCGGTGAAAAAAGTAAGTCTTATCATATTCCAGGTAGGTATCCAAAAGTAAATGGTACAAATCAGTATAATGAAGTTATTAATGAAACAGCTCAGGTTAATTCTATAAATTCTATCAAGGGACCAAACTATAACTTTGAAATTTACGACACATCCACAGTTCTAACAGTTGCTGCAACTAACTTACCTGATGGTGGAAGAATTATTGGTTCTGGGGAAATGGGGTATTGGCAATCAACTGAAAGATACCCATCCACAAATCCTGAGATCTGGAATTCCACATATGTTAGTTCATCAGGTGTAAACATTGGTGGTACAACAAATACACAATTTGATTTGTGTGGTAAACCAATTAGGCATCACAAAATGCCCACGGAAGAAAGAAGTCCGGTTTTAAGATTATATGATGACACCACTGATTCAATAAGAATTTTGGGAGTTAAGTTTTCAGATATTGAACGTCCTAAATTTAATGATGGTACGTATATTCCTAATATTATAGGTTATGAAATTTTAAGAGGTTCTAGAGAAGGGGCTAAATCTATTTTAGCAAAGGGTGTATTTAGAAACATGCGTAAGTACACTATTCCTAATAGTACCGGTAATCTACAAGGTCTTTATCCAAACTATCCATATAATGATTTAAGATCTGATATTTACTTTCATGATGGAACTAATGGGCAAGCCCCTGCAAAAAGAACAGACGGTTGTGATTCTTTAACTGATTCAATTAATAATTACCAACCATTAAAGGGCTTTACAAAAAATATTTTTACATTTCATTCTCCGGAATTAATGTTTAAAGATCTTTACTTAAATGCAAGTGAAGCTCGTTTATATGGTGATCTAAGTGGTGTAGCACAAGGTACTTTTGTTAAGTCTGAAAAACACCCTCAGTTTAAATTGTTGAGGAACGTTGCTGCAGTTCTTGCTGGAATTTTAGGTATTGGCTATGCAGTTAATGCAATTAATGGATTTAGAAAGACAAAAATAAATTATGGGTATGCTGATAGTAGTGCTGAAGGTTTTACTTTTTCTGGTCCTGCCGGTAGCACTCCTGGTGTAAATTATTTACTCAATAAAGGAGCTCAAGCTGCAGCAATAGCCACTCAAGCAAACACTTATTTGTTAGGGTTAGTCGCAGATGATGGCCCGGCTCTTACTATTGCTCTCCCGTTGCTTGGCGGGAACAATGGTAGAAGTCTGCTTAATGCAACTCAGGCTGGTATTCAAGCTCAAATAGGAACTATTCCAATGATGGTTGGTGGCAGCATGGATAAAGAATTTGAGATAAAGGATGAAGCTGGTGGCATACCTAATTCACTTCAACTTGCTCTTGGTTGGATAACAAGTAGACAAAAAATTGCAGAGGGTGCTCAGAAAATAATTGATGTTCTTTACAATTTTGTTAAGCCATCTGACTTTGCCTATAAATATAATTCACATGCTGATATTTTTAAATTTCAACCAACTACTAATGGTGAGAGATATCGGGATGAAATTCTTGATCAAAATTATATAGGTTCTTCATTTCAACTTTTTGATGGTATTTATAAGATTAATAATTTGTATAGGCCAAAAACGGTTGCTATATCTATCAAAAATGAATTTAATACTCCCCTTATTACGGACAGATCCAGGTTTGTTATAGGCGGTGAAGAAAACAACGGTAGGGTTACAGAAACTGATTTTTATTTAAAAGCGCCTGAAGTAAATAGAGTATCTGATGTTTCAATGAGATACGGCGCTTTAAAATTTAATTTCCAAAATCAATATGGTCAATTAGAAGGAGTTAAACAATCCGTTATGCGTGGCTGTATTTATTTGACTAATGCATCATCAGATAAATTTTCAACTGACGAAATATTTGCCGGTGACACTTATGTTGGACGCTACACTGAAAAAGTTATCATGCCTATTTTTTCAGATTTCTTATTTGGTCAACCTGATGAATATACATATGATTATCTAAAACGTGTTAACATACCTTATCCTAGATTTTGGATAAATTCTCAAAAGTTTGACACCATGAACTTAGCAAATGAAATTGCTACGTTAGGTCTTGCTAATTCACAGAATGTTACTTTACCGAATGATCTTTTTTATTTAGATAGAGGTAGTAATAGTTGTGGCGGATTAATAAACTTTTTTTTGAACGGAGATCCTAATCCGGCTTTTGCAATGAGGTATGCATATATGTACACTCATTGTAATGGAATTTTAGATTTTTTTGTTGAATCCGAAATTAATCTTGCTCAAAGAGATTGGGAAGAAATACCCTCTGGTAGGCATTATGATTCATATAGTTATAATGATGTTGATGATTTATTTGACGCATCTATTATAAAAAAGGATAATGTTTTCAAGTATGATTATTCTTTAAGTGCTAGCAGATTCATAACTAATTTAACATCTTTTGGAGAAATACAATCTAGGGATTATAATCCTGAAGTTGCTGAAAAGTGTTTTAGTTATTACCCTAGCCGATTGATATATTCATTGCAAGCTCAAAATGAAATTAAGAAAGATTTTTGGCGAGTTTTTTTACCAAATAATTATAAAGACTTTAGCCAAATAACTACAATAAAACCAATTAATCAAACCGGCGCTATTATATTCTTCCCGTATAAGTCACCCCAGTTGTTTCAAGGTGTTGATGCATTACAAACAGATTTAGGTGTAAAACTTGTAATTGGTGATGGAGGTTTATTTTCACAACCTTTGCAAAATATAACCAATTCGGATTTGTCAAATGAATATGGTTCTTGTGAAAATGCAAGATCTGTTGTTAATACACCTTATGGTTTATTTTACATTTCGCAGGAACAAGGTAAGATATTCATGTATCAAAATTCTTTAGTTGATATTTCAAACTATGGAATGATTACTTGGCTTTCTAAATACTTACCTTCAATTCTTAAGAGTCAATTCCCTGAAATTGAAGACACAGTATTATATGATAATCCAGTGATTGGGATTGGTTGTCAGTCTGTATATGATATCAATTATGATATTGTTTATTTCTCTAAGAAAGACTATAGTGTAAAGCCTGAGTTTAGAGAAAATATGACGTTTAATCCATTGACTAATTTATTTAGTTATACATATGAATCTGGTATATCATTGAGTGTTTCAGTGGGTGATCCTCAGTTTTTTGATGATGTTTCTTGGACTATTTCTTTTAGTCCTAAATCTAAAGCCTGGGTTTCTTTTCATGATTGGTTTCCTGAGTTATCAATTCCAAGTACTAATCATTTTTTAACGACAAAAACAACTACATTAAAACAACCATATTGCCCACCAGGTTACACATATAATATTTCTACAAACAGTTGTGAAAAGATTATTAATCAATCTTCTCCGGCTATAGTTTCTGTTCAAGAATTACCATCAACTATAGTTGGAAATAATTGCAGTTGCCCAACTGGTTACACGATAGTTTATCCTAATACAAGTTCAACTCCTATTAGATATACTATGCCAAATGGTTTATGTTCATCTTTAGAAGGGAAAAAACCAATTTGCAGAAAAGTCACTTGCAATTGTCCACCATCTCCTGTTTCTTGGGCAACAACTACTACTACCGGTGAGTGTGATAATCTATATTTAACTGGCCCTAATGGAGATCCAAATTATGTAAATAGTAATCCTTTAATATGTAATTACTTTACTTTAGATAGTGTTGTTCCAAGTTTAACGGGTGGTACTATTTGGAGGCATAATTATCGTTGTGATCTTTATTCTAATTACTATAATGTAAACTATCCTTGGGAAATTGAGTTTACAGAAACTACAGGGCAAACGGTTACAACATTAAGAAATGTTGAATATCAATTAGAATCCTATGTATATAAAGGTGACTTGCACAACGGATGCGGTGATGACAGGTGGCATGATTTAGATTTTAATTTTGATGAAGCAATTATTTATAATACAGAGCAAGTTTCTGGTTTGTTAAAACTTGAACTTAATGCTAAAGAAGATCCTTATTTAAATTTAAACTATCCTTTAATTGGAGCAAATGATATAAAAATACTTTACACTAAAGAAGAGCAGAAGTATAGATTTAATCAATTTTGGGACATAACTAAGGATCGTGGTGAATTTACAAATGCTGAGGAGCCAATCTTTATTACAAAATTAAATGGTTATATTAAAGAATTAAATGCCGCTAATTTAGATTATCAAAAGTCTGCGGATCAAAGAAAGAAATTTAGACACTACTATAATAAAATATTTTTAAGAAAAAATGTTTCGGGTAATAGAAAAATGCTATTGAAGGTATTTAATACTAAATTTTTAAATTCGCCTAGGTAATGAAAAAAAATTCACTTTTAAATTTTTTATCTGATACTGGGTATAAACGTAATAGCCCTGATGTTAACCGGCCATTAAATGTTATTCCTTCTGGCAGAATTACAATGCAAGATGTTGATTTTCCTGTGAGGGGTGTTGATAACTTGGGTAATGAAATGTTTATGATGCCTGGGGGTGAGTATTTCTTTCCAGGCGATTATGTTGTAGAAACACCTATGATGCAACGTGGAGGATTAACATTTCAACCGTATTACACACCTACTGCTGAATCTACAGGTGCAAACTATACACCAACAATGACTGTGCAAGCTGCCGAAAGACTTAAAGCACAGCGTGATGCTCAGGAGTTGGCTAGAAGAAAACAGGCAATACAAGCTAGTCAAGCAGCAGCTTCAAGATCTTTTAGAGAACGTTTGACACCAGAAAACTTAGCTCAAGAAACTGGTGCTACCGGTGATAAACTCAGATTCTTTCCAAATGATCCTGATAGTTTTATTGATGACTATCTAAACCCCTTAAAAATGGTGGGAGATATGGCATCTGGTTTAGGGAGAATCCCGCTTAATGTAAAGCAAGGTAACTATGGTGCTGCAGCATTAGATCTTGCAATTCCTGTAGCAACAGGTGCATTAGCCGGTCTTGGAGCAAAGAGTGCTGGACAGTTTGTAAACAATCTTGCAAATCCTCTGGCAGGTACTGGTCAGTTTTTAACAACAAAAACTCCTTTAAAAAATGCTTACAAAATATTAGGGAATAACACTAGGTTTTTTAATCCTGGCGAAACCCCTCACTGGATAAAAGGGTATCAACAAGATTGGAATCCAATGATTGCAGATTTGGAGCCTTTAGCAAATTTTAGGCAACAACAAGCAATAAGGATTTTAAGTAATACCAAGATGTTCAAGGAAAATGAAGCTATTTGGAATAAATATGCCGACAAGCTTGATGAACTTTTTGAACAAAAAAAATCTTTTTTAAAGTCAAATGACAAAGATGCAGTTTTAGATGCAAATCGTCAAATTGCAGAAATATTTAACAATAGGGGTAAAGATTTTGATGATCTTAACAACAAATATTTTATTTCTAAAGAGCATCCTTTTGACACTCGTCTTGGGTCGGGATCTTATGGTTCTGTTTATGGGCTACCTAAATTGAATTATGCAGTTAAGGTGGGAAACCTGCCTAAAGGGGAGGACGCTTATAAACTTGTTGAACTCTCTAAAAATATTGAAAAATCAAATATTGCAGTCCCTAAAAGAGCGTACAACACATCATCTGGCGAGAATGTTATGGTTATGAGTAAAGTGGATCCTATTCAAGGAAATTTTGCTCTAAATCCCCCAATTGAGCAAAGTTATAGAGAACTAATAAAAGACGTGGAAGCTTTAAGGAATAAAGGTTTGTATCTTGATTTTCAAAATCCAGAAAATATACAATATAATCCTAGTACTGGCTTATTTAACATATATGATTTAAATAGCACAGGTTATATCCTTGGTAAAAACATCAATGAAAAATCATATGATGTTAGTAAAAAAACAGTGGAAGAATTATTAGCTGAACACAAACTAATACCTGAACAACTAAATACACCTGGAGTTACGTTTTATAAAGAAATTCCTAAACAATTACCGGGTTCTCCTAATGCTTTTAAATCAGAAATAGACTGGGCTAAATGGAATCAGGAAACACCTAACTATCCAGAACTTATTAATGAATATAATGCAATAGAAGAATCTACTAAAAAAGCTGGCACATGGATGAAGAATGCTGATGGTTCACCATTTGAAGGAACACCTGAACAGTTCATTCAACAACAATCTAGTTGGTTTAAAAAAGCTTTTCCCAACCCTGTAAGAAAACAAAGACCTGACTTTTATTCAAATGAAATTTCTGGAGGGGTGAATCCTAAAACATATTTTGATGAAAATCAACCTGTTCAATATAACTATCATGGTTCGCCAAACAAGTTTGACTTTTTTGACGAAAATAAATTTTCTACTGGAGCTTTTGGTAAAGGTATATATACATCTAAACGTTCAAACCCTGGATATGGAGAAAACATATATCAATTGTATTTGAATGCTAATAATCCACAACCTGTAAATTACACTAAATCCTACGACTTGTTTTCTGCCGATGAGCTAAATGCTGTTATTAAACAAAAATTAGTAGATTACAAGAATATGCATGGATTTGATTTTAAAGGAAATCCTAGAGATTTGTTGACGTATGGAAAAGACATGAACAAACCTAAAATTCTCAGTAAAGCTGGATATCAACAATTAGAACCAGGTCGCGATTATTTTAATCCTGCACAAGAACCAAATCAATCTGTAGTACCATTTAGCAACTATCCCAAGTCTGCTAAAGGTAACGTAGGGTTTTTTGATATGTCTAATCCTAATATTTATAAAGTTGCAGCTCCAATTGGTATTGGTTTAGGAGCAACTACTACGCAAGAATATCAAAAAGGTGGTCAGCAGGTTGGAACAGATATATTGGATAAATATAAAAGCTATATTATGGGTGATTATAAACCAGAAGAAGAAAAAGATTTGAAAAATACTTATGATAAATTAAATAGACACTATTATAAAAAGGCAAAAGAAACCGGTAAATCTGCGCCAAATTATATTATGTCTTTATTGTAGATAATGCTGACTCAAACCTTATTAATATTATAAATTACACGTATTTGTTTGTATATTAGTATTAACCGCTCTTTTAAATAAAGTATAAATATGATTGTTGATCCTTTTAGTTATTATAATAATTTGTATTCTCAGAGTGGTACTTTGAAAAAAAAATACCAGGAAGGTGGTTCTAATGGGTATGAATCTGAAGATTCTTTAAAAAGTCAGGTGTCAGAAATGATTGAATCTGGTGAATCACCAAAAACTGTTGCTGCATATCTTTCTCAAATTGGTTTAAGCGAATCAGAGATTAGGGATATGTTTTCTGAATACGGCTATTCAGATAGTGACTTGGATGAGCTTTTTAATTCAGAGGAAGAAACTGATGATTTAGAAGAAAGTGATGAGTCAGAACAAACTAAAGAAGATGAATCAGATTCTGATTATTCAGAAGATTCTTCTGGTTCTGATGTTTCGTTTGGTTTATTTGGTAATGATCTTCCTGAAGCTCAGTATGGTAATGGAGCAAATCCATTGACCATAGATCAATTTATGAATTTTGTTAATGGTCAAGATGGGTATGTGCAAAACCCAATTGCGGATTATTTACCAATGGATTTAGCATCAAAAAGTAATATTGCAGGTGCGGCGTTTGCTTTAGCTAATAGTGCTGCAGGTTTATTTAGCGGAAAAACAGATCCAGCAACCGGTTTAAAGCAAGGTTTTTTTAGAGATTCAAAAGTCAAAAGAGAAAGACAAAAGGAAATTGCACCTTATTATTATGATTATAAAGTGAATATAAACGCGGGTGATACAAATCAATATGCCGCAGATATTAATGATTTATATAGTGCTGCTAAAAACAAAGGTCCGCTTAGAACCAAAGATGAATATATTGCAGATGAATTGCAATATTCAAGAATAGCCCCTGGTGCTAAGCCAGATACATATAACTTTATGTATCGTAATAGACCAATAAATGAGAATCTATACAATGATACACAAAGAAGAAAACTAAACCAATTTATAGAAAATAGTATTCCGGCATCAGAACCGCTTATTAATGTACCTGAATACAGTTTACCTAAAGCTCAAATTGGAGGTTTGGGTGCACCACTAGGACTTAATTGGTCACCTAGGTTTGTAAGATCTAGTGAATCAAATTCAAATGATGAGTTTGAAGATTCTGTAGAAAAAAGAATTTATATAGAGGACCCTAGAAAAATAAATGCTACAACTGGTAAAAAAATAAATCCCAATAAAGATTTGTTTAGTGGAGAATATGATCTAACTGTTATTAATGATCTTTTAAAGAGATCAAAGTTAGATGGCCTTAGTAGAGAAGATGCTTATAATTTATTAGCAATGGGATTGCAAGAAACAAATCTTGGTAAAACAGATTCTAACATTGGACATGTACGTCAAGGTACTAAAGAAGAAACTGATTACATTGCTGGTTTTGCAAAAGCTTACCGGGATAAAATGCAATATGCGGATAGATTGAAGATTAAAGATCCAGCGCTTAGGCTACAGGTTTATAATGGTTTAGGTATGGTTTATCCGGATACAGAAAAGAAATACCATACTTTTGAAATGAAAAATGTGTATGGTGTACCTGTACCTAAATCTGGTATAAACATGCGTAAAAATCCTTTATATGGAAAAAGAATTATTGATCTAAGGGATAATGTTTTGATGAAGAACAAAGAATTAAAAAGTATTGTAGATCAATATTACAGTCCTAAAATGCAAACAGGTGGTCAACCTGTTACATTTGATGAATGGGTTAATAGTGCCCCAAATGCCATGGAGCGCATGTTTAGAAAAAACGATCAAGTGGGTTATAATAATTATGTAAATGATTTAACTAAAACTTTGAATACACCTGAAGTTGATACAAATCAAACCAGCTTTGTGCAAAACTTAGGACCTTTTCCTGAGGAGCTTATGGTTGATACAGCTCCTAATGCTAAAATGCTTACGCCTATAGATGTAAAGGATAAAGCTATTAATCCTAGTTTTATGCCTAGTCTTCCGTTTAAACCAGTTCCAAAACCTGAACAAGAAATGCTTCCGATGCCTTCTTCAAAGCCTGTAGGAGAGTTTAAACCAAGCCCACTTTTACCCGTGGATAGCCCTAAAGTAAAAATAACAAATAAAGCTGAGGGTGATTTTAATAGATTTATGGATAGTCGTTTTATGCAGGGTTATGGCAACTTAAGTAATTTTGCTGTTAATGCCGCTGACTTTGCAAATGAAATCTTTAAAGATAAAAAAAGAAAGAATGCGGAAGGACGGTTATATGATATGACAATGGCAGATAACTATTACAGTTACAATGCTAATCCCATGAATAAAAAAGGAACTTGGGATGTTAATACAGGTTTACAGGAGCAAAATAATTATACAAACTATCAAATGTTTCAAGAGGGTGGAATGTATAAAGGAAGCAATACTAATCAATATGCTGAGATTTTAGATTTAGATTCTGACTCAATAGCTGAATTGATTTCATTGGGGGCTAACATTGAAATACTATAAACATGGCAAAAGTAAAAATTTTAAATTTACCTGAGGGGATTACAATTAAAAATGGTAAAGTTCTGAAAATGCGTGATGGCGGTAATATAACCGGCGATCAATCTAATTATGGTTTAGTTACATACCCTAAATTTCCAGGAAGTATTAATAATGAAGCGTTTAATATCAGGCATAGCTTAAACGCAGTACCTAGAAATCAAGCAAATTTGGAAGCTGAAGGTGGTGAAACTGTTCTGACGGATTTGGATAATGACGGCTTGTTTGGTCTTTATGATATTAAAGGACCAAGACATTCATCCGGTGGTGTTCCTTTAAATCTTCCAGAACAATCATTTATATTTTCAGATACCCAAAGTATGAAACTAGGCGGTAGTGATTTAAAACAATTTGATATCAATAGTAGAAAAAAGATTACACCAGCTCAGGTCTCCAAGCGTTATGATCTAAATAAATACTATGGAAAAATTAAAGATGAGTTTGCGGATGAAATACAAGTTAGAAGTGCTGAACTAATGATGGATAAAAATAAAAAAACTTTATCTAAATTGGCTTTTGTTCAAGAGGCAAAAAAGAATTTTTCAGATGGTGTTCCTGTTATTTCTCATCCATACCTTATATCACAAGGTATTGATCCAATTGAATTTACAGCAAGAGTAGAGGAAATATCTAATGCTAAAGCTTTAGGTAAAGCTGTTAGTGGTATGTCTGAACAGCAGTTGGTTAATCTAATGATGTTGCAAAACATGATTGCTGAGTCTAATGACCAAAGTACTTTTCAGGAACCGGCTCAAGTTGGCTTTGATGAAAGTTTTGTTCAACAGCCAATGGCAAGATATGGATTTGAATTTACTCCTGGTTTAGATTTATATCAAAAGAAAGGTGAAGTTAAAAATAAAGCCTTTGACCAAAATGCATTAGACTATCTTAAAAGTTTAGGTATAAATTTTGATCTTGCAGGCACAAACTTAGAATTTGAAAATATACAGTCTGAATCTAAAAATAAAAAAGGTAGGTTTGGTTCTGCTTCTGAAAATGAGGAAAAATTTAAAAGTGCTTGGGCAGGTATTTATCCTGATCTAGATGCACTTATTAAATCTTTAGATACTTACACACCTGGTAAGAATGAATCATATAAAAACCCTGAAGTTGTAAAATTTCAAAAATGGTTTGATGAAGTTTATGTTCCTAAGGAGGTTGACAGAATTAACACGTCTGTAAAAAATTCCGGAAGACCTGAGCTTACTGATGAAGAAAAAAATAAACTTAGAACTGATTTGTCATCTAGAATAGGATTCAATCCTAATGCAAAAGGTAAAGATTATGATGGTAAGTTTGGAACGTTTAGTTCTGCAGTTAGACCTTTTAATTATAAAATAGAGCCTTTAACTCAAAGAGAAGCCGTTACTCAATCTACAAATACTCCTCAAAAGGTAAAAACAATTACACCTGCAAATCCAGCTTTGCCTGGAAATAGGCCAAGTCCTCAATGGTGGTTGCAAGATTTACTTCAGATGAATAGTATTGCCGGAAGAAACAGAGATATGTTTTTCCCGTTTCAACCTAATGTCCCAGATGTTGATTTGGGATATGTTTTAGAAGATCCTACAAGAGCCATTGCTGCTATCAATGAGAATGTTGGTCAGATTGGTGAGGCTTATGGCGCTTTTGCTGGTCCTCAATCTTTATCAGCAAGAATGTCCCAAACTCAAGGTAAAGCTGCAGAATTAATTGCAAATGAGATTGGTAGAGTTAACCAAAGAAACACGTCTGTTATTAATCAAGGTTTGGCTAGAAAAGCCCAATTTGATTTGTATGCTGGTAGAGAAAGAAGAGATAGACTTACAAAGGAGTATGATGATACACAGACTGTATTACAAAAATACATGGATGAAAAGAACTTTGACCGAGAACAGTATAATATGGCTTTGTCAAATGCTATTACTAACAGAGCTAATACATACAACTTAAATTCCCTTCAAGATTATTTTCAAATTGATCCTACTAGCGGAGGTGTTATTGGTCAATTTAGTTCTAAAGCTTTTGAACCGGTTCCGCCTTCAGACATGAGTGATCAAATGATTCAGTCTTACGTGAATCTTGCTAAAGATTTAAAAGCTGGAGGTATTGAACCAACAGCAGATTTAGTAAATAGTATAATGGGTATTAAACAACAGACATTACCACAAGAAACTTATGCTCAAAGAGCATTTAGGAGTATGCCTCAAGGTTATGGTTTTGACTACAGACAATCTCAAACTTACCCAAGTTCGTATGCAACTCCGTTTAATCCAGGTTCAACTTTACCTGAAGGATACTAAATGTAATTGATAAACTTAAAAAGTTTATTGATTTAATTTTTAAAACTAAAAAAATTTTTGTAATTTAGAGATATGGCAACTTATACACAGGGAAACCAACCTTATTTACCCAATTGGCAGCCTTTTACACCGGACTATAAATTTTTGTCTGATGTTTTAGATACAAAAACTAACAGGTATAATACAAATTATAAAGAGTTAAATGATTTGTATGGTAAGGTTGTTTATTCAGAATTGAGTCGTCAAGACACTAATGAAATGAGAGATCAATTTACAAACACTTTAGGTAAACAACTAGAGCTAGTTTCAGGTATGGATCTCTCTGTTGCTCAGAACGTTGACTATGCTAAAAAGTTGTTTAAGCCTTTCTATGATGAAAAGATTATTGTAAAAGATATGCTCTATACAAAAAAGTATAGAGATGATATGCAATATGCAAATCAGCTTCAACAATCACCAGATCAGCAAATGAGAGAACTATACTGGACAACCGGTGTAGAAGCTTTGAATTATCAAATGCAAGATTTTAAAAATGCTTCTGCAGACGAAGCTTTGGGAATGTCACTTCCTCAGTATGTTGCAGATGCCGATCTAGAACAAAAAGCATTAGATTATTTAAAAAAGCAAGGTTTTGATGTGACAATGGATAGTATATCTCCGGATGGTGCTTTTATTGTAAAAGATAGAAATGGTAATTTAATTACGGAACAAGCATATAGGATGGCTAGTAGAGCGCTTTTAGATGATCCCATTGTACAACAAGCTTATTATACAGATGCTTATGTAAAGTCAAGAAAGTTTGCAGACTCCGGTATTCAGACCGGTAATTTTAAATCAGTGAGTGAAGGCCAAAATGCTTGGGCTAGTGAAGTCATTAATGTTTATGAAAAAAATCTAGCCATTAGATCATTAAATGAAAAAGCAGATTTGAGTAAACTTCAGGATATAAATGTCAATTGGGAAAATTACATTAAAAATTATGGTATTATTCCTGGTTCAACCGAAGAGCAAGAATTAAATGTTGTACAAGATGAATTAACGTCAAAGTTAATGGCTTACCAGCAAACGCAAAGTATTTTGCAAAATGCTGGTACTATGGATACTAAAACTACAAAAGGACTTTTAAATAAAGCTTATAGTTTGATAATGGGTTATAATATGCAGGATGATCTTTCCGCAGGTGTTGTAGCTTTTTCAAATATTAACAAAAGTAGAGAACTTAAAGTAAACGACTATTATAAGCAAAAGCTTGATCACCAACATGATTTTGCAAAAATTCAACAGCAGCATACAAATGCTATGACGGAAGAAGCGCAAAAGCAGAGGAATAGAATTGATTTAGAAAAATTAAAAGGTACAATTGGTGGATCTGACTTTATAAATAGTATATTAGGTGGAGGCATGGATGCTTCAGGTGCGGTATATAATGAAATGGGTACTGAATCTTCTGCTATAGATACTGAAACAGGTTTGGCAATTGACCCTAAAAAATATGATTATGTTAATGGTCAACAAAATAAGATCCTTAATTATCATCAGGATGCACTTAATGAAAACATCCAATTTGGATTAGAAGCTTTAGAAAAGTTTTATCCATCAAAAAATGGTAATAATCAATATTCACTTAACTTTGAAAATACAGGAATTACTACTACCAAAGTGGGATCTTTACCAGAATTAAGGCAGTATCTACAAGATCCTCGCAATAAAACTATTGCTGAAGGATTTATATATAAAATGCATGCTTTAATGAAAGATCCGGATTTGGCAGTTAAGACAAATCCAAATTTTGTTAAAGAAAACAGTGGTGCTAATTATCAAGAATTACAAACTAGATTTGATGTCTCTATGGGTCGTTTGACTGCTGTAGATAATATACAAACCCAATTTATGGGTACAGTAAGTGATAATTTTGATAAAGCAATTCAAACAGATTTAACATCTGAAACTAAATCTGTGCGTGAAGATATAGCTGCCGGTGCACTTAAAATTATTCAGCCGTCTCAAAATGGAACATCCAGAATAATCTCAGAGCAAGAATTTATTGCTGACTTTATTCAGAAGGCAAGATCTAAAGGTCCACAAAATAATAAATATTATTATTACGCTTCACCTGCAGCTTATACTAGAGCTTCTATAGGAACACTTCCTCCAGGGGGAGTAAGTGCGCAGGACTTAGCTATGAGTTCTAGTAGAAGACCTAAGACGGATGGTTTTATATTTAATGAAAATTTAGCTGTGGCAAATGCAGTTAAGTCTTACAAAAGACAAAAGGATATTATGAATGCTACCCTTAGTGGTGTACTTAATACCGAAGCTGAAAAAGGTGGCAAAGGAAGGATCTTTCAAAGTTTTGACGCTGGCTCATTTATGAGAGGTGTACCAAAAGATCAAATGACTGCTGCTGATGCTCTTAAAAATCCGTCCTATCCTTCGTTCTTTGATCCAACAACAATTGGTAAAGATCCATTGTCTCAAAGGAATTTTGCTTTTTTAGTTGGACAGGTTAAGAAAACACCGTCTCAAGATTTAACGTTCTATGCTGGTGATATTGGTAAAGATGATGTTAGAACTGAATCAAGTAACGCTAAGGCTAAGCAAGTATTTGATCA